ACCTCAAGGCGCCAGCGCTAAGTAAGAATAATCTGATTGATAATCTGATTGCTATGGGCGAGTGGCGATCTGAGTATGAGCTGGGTCGCCTCGGTGAACATCGTGATGATCAGAAAGACTGGGACGATCCTGTGTACGCTGTCAATGGTTACTATTATTCGGAGGCGAATGAACTCGTTATACCGTCTGGTTCTCTCTTGGAGCCGTTTTTTAGTGAGTCTAGACCGCTAGGATGGAATTACGGTGCGGTCGGCGCAATCATTGGGCACGAGATGACTCATGCGTTTGATGAGGAAGGCTGTGAATACGACGAAAAAAATCAGAAGAAGAAATGGTGGTCTCCGACCGATACACGAAACTATGAGAAAATTACACGGCATCTTGTAAAAATGTTTAATGAACACAGCTTGATGCACAAACATATTGACGGTCGGTTGACGCTGAGTGAAAATATTGCGGATCTGGGTGGTCTTGCGATCGCTTTGGATGCTCTCAATGTACGCCTTCAAGGAGAGGATGTCAATACAAAGATAAAAGCATACAAGCAATTCTTTACAGCCTATGCTGTTTCTTGGCGCATCAAAGAACGGACAAAGAAGCAACTACAAGGACTCTTTATGGATAAGCACGCGCCGACGCCACTGCGTGTGAATTTGGTTGTCAATCAGTTCGAGGAGTGGTATGAGGCTTTTAATATTTCTAGCGGCGCAATGTTCTTGCCGCTTGATAAACGTGTGCAAATTTTCTGAGGGCAGAAGTAGAAGAGATGTCATCATCGTCTGTAGTACCACCTGTAGTTAAAGCATTTGGTATGTCAAATCTCCGAAGGGCTGCTAATACCAGAAGAGAGTTAGAAAAAAAAATAGCAAAATTACAAAATACAAGAATTGAAAGAATGGATAAAAATGAAGTAAAAAAAATTGTAAATCATATAAAAAAATACATAAAGTTAGATTCAAAACAAACAAATAATTTAAACACATTTACAAGAGCTTATCTTAAACCAGGAAAAAATATAATAAAAACATTAAGAAATCGATTTATAAAAATATATTCACTACCAAAAAGCGCAAAAACAAGAAAACTAAGAACTACTATATATAAAGATAAGAACTCTAACTTTACTACTGGTCAAAAAATTACATCTGCTATAAAACATACTATACAGGATGCTCAGGGAGAGGCAATTGGTATAAATAATGCGGAAACTATGATGAATAAATATAGTGAAAGGGGTGCGTTTAATGATTATAAAACATTTATTCGTTTTTGGAGACAAGATAATAATTTTCAAGATATGATATCATTATTATGGGGAGATATTATGTGGGATCGCAGAAGTAATGGCGTTGCAATTAATTCAAGGCAAAAAAAAACACTTGAAAAAGATTTTGAAAATAAATGTGATATAAACCCCGAGATCGATATTCCTGTATCAACGGATAATCATGAACACGGTGCGGATAATAAAGGAGTTAAGTGTTGTTCATTATTTAAAAATGGATTTGTTGCACATCGTATAGGCACTGGTATTATAGAAGGCAGTTCAAGAATGTGTGGCTATGGATTTAAGTCTAATGTAACAAAAAATAAAGCATTTTCTGGCGGCACACGCAAAAACCGCAAATCAAATGACAAAACGCGCAAAGTCAGAAGATAAGCAAACAAATAAAGAAAAATCAAATAAGCCATCATAAGTGGCTAACTTGAATTTTAAATATACATGTAGTGTAGATATGGCTCCTAAAGTAAAAAAGGGCGGGCATTTTATTGCCTCTGGAACAGACACCTATGTATTCAAAATAGATAAAGATGCCGCCTGGCCACTTGAAATTTACACGAATAAAGGGGTCCGCAGTGTAAGATGTTTTCAGAATACGGCAACCAAATTCAAATATGACGGTGAACCAAAATATGTTGTTCGCCTAGTTATTCATGCTAGAGGAGAAGTAGAACTACAGCGTAAGTTAAAAGCTTGGAAATCAAGAATAAATAACCCAATCATAACAAACCGATTCATAACATCTTTACATGAATATGAGACAGATACAATATTTATGGAATATTATAGAACAGATTATGGACCTGACGGAACAGAACTTCCCGACGGCGAAATTGTGACCGATTCAAGTTATATGAAAATAAATGATGCGACAAATGAAGTTAAATATGTTGAAAGTCTTTTTGGTGAAACGACCGAGGATGAAAAAAAAAGATTCACATATAAGTTTAATCCTAAAGAAAAAGAGTCCATACAAGAAGCATTAGTTTATGATCAATTTGAAGGAATAGCCGCCGATTGGAACGGAATAGAAGATTTTATGAAATGGACCAAAGCAGCAGATAAAGATCCTGGTCAAGATTATCCAAATTTTTGGTGTCTTGTCACACCCCTACAAGGACCTGACGTAGTCAATCTTACTTTCTGGGACATTGGAACACACCCTTCAAAATTTACAATGATGATTGATGTCTTAGAAGTTCTTAAAATAATTAGTGAACAAAGTGAAAAAAATCGCATTCTTCATATGGATACGCATGAAGAAAACATGGCATGTTTAAAGATTAAAGGGCAGTGGAAAGGTATACTTCATGACCCAGGTAAATTACAGTTTGTAAGTGATCGTGCCTTTTTTATGAACGAGCTGATTAAATTGTATTCTGAAACCCGCGCTGTTAATAAAACAATTAAACGTATATTTAAGGAGAATGAGAATGAGGATTTTGATGAACCAGATTGTAGTATTGGTGACCCTGTGATTAAGAATAACAGTAATAAAAATGAAGATGATGGCTTAGTTAGAAAAATGGTTGAATGGCTTAAAAAAAGCGACGGTAATTACGCGCGTTTTACAAAATCATTTGATATTATTCACGTACTGATCATGATTGAAGAAGCACTCTATATAAACTGTAAAAGAGAAACAGAGGATTTTGCCCCACGCAAAGATGTTACCATTTTTTATCGTGTTATCGTGGAAACCATACACAACTTATGTAAAGATGTTATGGATGAGAGTGAGAGTGAGAGTGAAATTGATAAACTGCTTTCTACTTATATCTGTTCCATTAAATCTGCCTGGACTACATTAGAGCAACTCCCAGCATCACGTGCGGCGGCAGCAGCCCTACAAAAACTTATAGAAGAAGAAAAAGCCGAACAAAACATTGCAAAAGCGAAAAGACAGAAAAAATATGATAATTATACACAGAAACTAAAAGCTGAGCGTTTAGAAAGACTCGCAAAAGCTGCAAGTGAAGGCGGTCGGCGTAAATATAGAAGGAAAACGCGTAAGTTTAGAAGATAGCTAAATCATTCAGACGCCAATATTCAAACGAGCCATCGGGCATGGGTCGCTTGACTATAAACGGAAGCCTTCTCTGCTCCAACTCTAGGCGCGCAATCTCTAGAACAGCCGTCACATGCTCAGGCACCGTCACGAATGGACGCGCCCCCTGCGCCAATTGATTTGTTCTGAAGCCCAGAATCTTCGTCTTCTCAAACTGCGTCAAGAACGGCTGGCTCTGGTGATAAGGATCACTAAGTGCCGCGGCAGAGACAGGTGCAGTACGTAGAGGCAATTTACTCGCAATAGTCTCTGTGTAATCTAAGATACATTCAGGGTGATGTTTATACAAAAGAGCCATGGAATCTTGCGCCTGTCGCCCCGCCGACTCTGCGCTCTTCTCTTTTGTAGCCTGATCCTCAGTCTGCTGAAGCTCCTCTAAGACATCCTCTACATCTAGACCGCCCTCATCCTGTACAATACCATCATCGCCTTCTGTATAATCCATTTGCTCTGATATTCTAAGAGAAAAGGAAAGAGTCAATTTTTACTTTCCTTGGCAAAATAAAAAGGCGGCTTAAAATTGAATCCCGTACTCCTTACATATATGCACGCAACGATGGAACCTATTATCGAAGAATCTTCTAATATTAAGCTGTTTAAGACATTCGATGAGATGTCGCTCAGCGAGGGTCTCCTTAGGGGGATTTATGGTCATGGATTTGAGAAGCCCTCTCAGATTCAGCAGAAGGGCATTGTGCCCGTCAAGGAGGGCAGAGATATTCTCGCGCAGGCACAGTCAGGTACTGGAAAGACTGGAACTTTCTGTATCGGTGCCCTATCTCGTATGGATCCTTCCTTGAAGGTTCCGCAAGTGTTAGTTATGGTGCCTACACGCGAGCTTGCCCAGCAAATTGAGACTGTAGCCAAGGCGCTCAGTCATCATCTGGGTATTTCAATCTACTGTGCTGTTGGTGGCACGGAACTACATCATGATCTGCGTGCTCTCTCTAGTGGCGCGCAGTTTATCATCGGAACACCTGGTCGTATTTATGATTTGATGAACCGGAAGTCATATAACGGATCAAGTGCTGCTCTTCCTAGGAACAATATTCGTGTGCTTATCATGGATGAGGCGGATCAGATGCTCGAGAACAAGTTCAGAGAGCAGGTCATGTGTATCCTTGAGCTCGGCTTTCCTAAGGAGACGCAGGTGGCTCTCTTTAGTGCGACAATGCCGCCCGAGGTCATTGAGGTCGCAAATAAACTCCTCAGTAATCCGGTTCGTATTCTTGTGCCGCCTGAGGAGGTCACACTGGTCGGAATCCAGCAGTACTCTGTACCGCTACAGAAGGATGAGTGGAAGTTTGATGCTCTCTGCGACATTTATTCGCAGCTCAACATCAATCAGGCGATCATCTACTGTAATAAGCGGCAGCGCGTAGAGTGGCTGGCTGATAAGATGGGGTCGCAGCAGTTTCCTGTATCCTACATTCATGGAGAGATGGAGGTTGGTGAGCGGAAGCGGCGGATGGCTGAATTCCGCAATGGCTCTTGCCGTGTCTTGATTAGCACTGATCTCTTGGCACGCGGTATAGATGTACAGCAGGTGTCTCTGGTTATCAACTTTGAACTGCCGAGCCAGAAGGAGAATTACATCCACCGCATTGGTCGTAGTGGTCGGTTTGGTCGTAAGGGTGTAGCAATCAACTTGATTGGTCCGGATGAGCTAACAATGATCAAGGAGATTGAGTCGCACTATGCAACAAAAATTATTGATCTCCCTGAGGATCTGAGTAAAATACCACTATAAATTAGCTATAAAGCCCATCATATTCATCTCTTACACAAATCTGTATTGTAGGAATTCTTATACGTAGTTCACTCATATTTTTTTCTACTAAACTAAGTCGACGCTCTTCAGCCGCCATATCATTGATTACTTTATATGATTCTGTATTTATTCCACCTGAATGATCACTATGAATCTGAGGCAAAGAATTTGTTAGTTCTAGAAATTTTTTACCAAACCACTCTTTTGCTTTTGTTGTCGGCTTTCTTATTTCTATTTTATTTGGACCAGCAAATCGTTTGACGAAATTATTTTCAACTAGCAAAATAGAAATGTACGTGAAATCCGAATAGATAAATGATGCGTCATTTAAACAGTTTGGATACTTTTTTATAAGTCGCTCCATTTCATCTGCAAGTTCTGGTAGAATTCGCTTGACGTTTTTTTCTCTGTAATACATTTTTGATATATCATCATTTGGCAATAGTCTTGCCATATGATCATATATTAAACAATAACATTTGTTGCACATAGTAGTACTGACTTCTATATTGACTAAATGTTCAATTTTTTTATTCCTGAACACTTGTACTGCGACTGCGACTGCGTCTTACACTTGTACTGGCACTGGCACTGGCAATGCCACTAGAACGAATATCATGTCTACAGACTGGACAGTGTACATCCTGTTGAAACCAGACGTCAATACAGCTGGTGTGAAACCAATGCTCGCAATGAAGAATGAGTCGCGCTGGCTGATTTTCTTCAATTGTCTCTTGGCAAATTGTACAAACTTCTGTTGGATCATTGGGTGTCCCGAGGCGCGTTGATTGTGTAATTTGCTCTTGAGTTGGTCTTATTACAACGGGTTCCATAAATGTCGTAGGGACTCTCGGCACGGGAGGAGTCAAAAGAATTCTATACACTGAATTTGTATCTACTTCATTCATATCGGCAAGCCCTGCTATTAGTGCGCTAAGCACATTTGTTGTGGCAGGTAGGTGTAGATTATTTCTTCTTAATGGATTTGCCGTCGGATTTGTGGCTGCAACAGCGCTAGCGGCAGCGCTAGCGGCAGCGCTAGCGGCAGTGGCAGCATAAGAAGATCCCGTGAAGTTATGTCTAGGAAGATTTGATGCAACCCTCTGATCTTGAGCAACAGGAGCAGCAGCAGTTTCAGGGGTATCAGTTACAGGCGTATCGTGATACGAGTTCATCGCATTCGAATAAAGATCAAAACGGCGTCTTGTCCTTACGGAAATATAAGTCAAGAGGTCTCTTACCGAATGAAACGAGGACGGCTCGTAAAGCACAGCCGGAAAATAGTTATGAAGGTCGTCCAAGAGACCGACGCCATAGACAGACTCGTAGGGTTGATTATGCAAAGGCATCAGGATATTCCTCCTTACATCTGAGGAAACTTTCAAATTTTAATGACGCCCCTATAAATAAAAGTATGGATCAATCTGAAGAACACAAAGGAATTGTTGGGCTCGCCAATATTGGAAACACATGCTACATGAATTCAGTGATCCAAGCCCTACGCAATAGTGCCGATCTGACATCCTTCTTTTTTGAAGGACGCCAAGATGAATTTTTCAAGAACAAAGATCAAGCAAAACCTAGTATTGTAATGACAAAGTCTTATGTAGATCTTATAAAAATGTTATGGGCAGGCAAAAAACCGTCATTTGTAAGACCCGAGGGGTTCTTTCAAGATATGTCGAAGTGTGTTCGCAATACCGGCTTTGATCAATTTCAACTTCGTATGGCACACGACAGTCATGAATTTCTCATGTTTCTCTTAGATTCATTCCATGAAAGCATAGCTGAAGAAGTCAATATTACAATCTTACGAGACCCTCCCAAGAATGAATCCGAGGAAACAATTCAAAAGGCTCTTGAAGCCTGGAAGCAACAATTTCAGAAATCCTATTCGCCACTCATCGATATTCTCTTTGGTCTCTATCATCGCGAAATGTGTTGCCAGGGATGTCAAAAGAAGACATCCTCGTGGGAAATGTTCAATTGCTTGAAAGTCGCGCCGCCGAAGCATGGAGAACCACCGCCAAGCATTAAGGAGCTTCTTCTGAAGGAAATGGAAGAAGAAACTATTACAGAGTATGCGTGTGATCACTGTAAACCCCTAAGGACAACAGCCATACGTAAGACCAAACTCTGGAAACTGCCTCGCTGTCTCTTTGTCGTTGTGAAGCGATTTACACCAGATGGTAGAAAAGCACATGGTCCTGTCGCAGTCAATCACAATGATGAAATGAATTTCAAGGAGTTCTTTTCTGAACATTCACCTGAACCAAGTCGTCAAAAAAACTACCGACTGTATGCTACAGTAGATCATCACGGTAGTGCAGGTGGTGGTCACTACACGGCGCAAGCAGAGAGCCCTCTCACACAAAAATGGTACGGTTATAACGATGATTCAACGCACCCTCTTCCTCATCCTTCTATCGGATCAAGTACATATATACTTTTTTATAGAACGGTCTAATTATTCTTCTTCTTCATGATGAAGATGTGCTATTGACTGTTTTAAACCGGCGCCGGCTATACGATTCGCCATAATTTCTCTGACCTTATTGCCATGCTTCTCAGGGTCAAGTGCAAGTTGAAGACATTTAATCTTCTCTGATATGCGATGATTGGGAAGCTGAATTGCGTTCTGAAGATAGATACCATTTGTTGTAGTATACCAATCCTTGTACTTATCTTTGATCTCATGTAGGAAGGTCTCTTTCTCGCCGTTACTTGCGAGGCAGAGAAATGCAATAGACAATGATTCGTTACTAACCATTTATGCGGCTAATCTAGCGTTAACATTAATCAATTTTTTATTCGTTTTTGAATGTTGTGTACACAATTGTCCGTCATGTACTTTTCTACAACAGCGTTTTCCGTTTTTTTGTATGGCTTCGCAAATATAATAGATCATGTGACCCTGTCGCTTCTTTCCTTTCATCCATTCTTTGGAAGACTTCTCAAAGAATGCATGCGTAAATTCACTTGTGTCGAACATTTTACACTCAAGTTGGTGGTGACTGATTTCAATTTTGTTTGGTAGTCTGTGTGTCTAGACTCCGTAATCTACATAACATTGCAATAAATCACTAAAAGAAGGGCGTTGTTTTCCAATACGCGTATTAAAATACAAAAAGTTATGCGTTTTTTGTAGACTCTTCCAATACTGATCATTCGCATATAACGAATATTGGTTTGTTCCTTCTAACAATTTATAACCTTCTTCAAGATTCTCAATTAATTTATCATAGAACTTTTGATGGACTATATATCCTGATGCACTTTGTATATCTGCACTACGTGAAACCGTTTCGTTAATTGGTTCTGTTCCTCCCCTTATATGATAGGATAAAAATAATACATCGTAGTCTATTTTAGACTGAAAAAATGTTTTTAGCTGTGTAGTAAATGTTTCTTTATTAACTATAAATTCAAAATCATCTTCAAAAATTAATACATTTGAAAGATTTAAGTCTCTAGCTTTTTTTAATACAGCGAGGTGTGATAAACTACAACCTAGTATACCGCCACTTCTTTCAATTGCAGGAAACCGTTCTATATTTATTTCCATGCGTCTACATTCTTCTTCAATTTGCTTTCGACGATCCTCGCGTTTGTCTAAATTTATGTAAAATGCATAACTTATATTTTCCATTATATAATCATATACTTTTATAATATTTAGAATATTCCGTAGTTTAATAATCAACGAATTCTTCAACGTGCCAATCATTTATAAAATATTATAAGTGATAAATTCAATTTTTGTAAATTTTAAATAAATATACATAATAAGTATGGCGTCCAAAGATCCAAATGCCCCTCGCCTTCAACTCTATTCGACAGCAAAAACAATATTACCACCAGTACATAGTTTTTTCATGCGACATTTTGTGCTTGGAGAAGCAAAGCCCGGTATGAATATGAAAGGATTTGATGAGTTTGAAAAACAAGTGGCAAGTAAAGCAGGATCCTCTGATAAAAGTAATTTAGTACTTGCTTATAGTGATCAACCTGCCATTTTACCTACACGTTATTCAATAACTAAAGGAGATGGTCTTACTAGAATAAGAAAACATGCACTGGAAGAAACATCAAATTTTGTTATTGTGCGCGAACTATTACGAAACAATGAATCTGGTATTAATACAGATTTATTAGATGAATATGTTAAAACAAAACAAGATGAAATAAATTCTCTAAAAATTAAGGAGCTCAAAACAAAAGCACATAAATTATTTGAAGAGATTAAACTCAATATAAAAGAAAATATAAATAATATCTATGAAGTTTTGATTTCTAAGAAATTAATTAAGGTGGAAGATAAGTTAAAATATCCTATTACTACCATAAATATGCTTATTAAAAAAGCAATTGATCCTCTTTCATGGTATAATACACACCGTGTTCGTATATCACAGGTTCGTATCTTATCACCGAAATGTTTATTAAATCTAGGAGAAATTGTATTTTTATTTGCTGTCGACATGTGTTTTAAAGATATAAAAGATGGAAAAACAGAGACAATTACAGAAGAGCAAATAAATACAAAAATAGACCAGCAAACAAATCCTAAACCAATTCATGTTAAAATTGTTGATAATTATAGAGATCTTAATCATAAACTTATTAATACTACTGCAAAATTATTAGTAAAAGATATAAAAAGAAAAGATGAAAATACACTAAATTTTACAAGTATTCCATGGAAAAAACTATTTGTAAATAACCTAGGAGAAGATGAAGTTCAGCACTTAGCAATGTTTGGAACAAAAGTACTTTCAGTTGGCAGACAACCACACCATAGTATTTATATTGGTGGAGACTATTGTATAGAACAATGGGCACATAAAATAAATGAAACAGATAAATTAGGTATAAATGATATTTCTATAAGACCTGTTAATGATTTTTTAAAAAGTTGTAGAAATTTAGGACAATCTGCCTATATATTTCCCTATGAAAATAAACCATCAAATCGTTATTTAAGACAAAGAGCAATGTGGGCACTTGGCACATATCCGCAATATGATGTTATAAATGAAAATTGTGAGAGTTTTGTAAACTGGGTTTTCCAAAATAGAGGTATAGGTGAGTCTGCGCTTTGCGGAGGAATAACCTCCGTGAAACATAAATCAGATTATGTTAGTAGTCGCAATATAGATGAATTTTGGAATACACTACTTAATAAAGGAATAAAAGAAATTACGCAAATAAGAGAAACGGGCGTAGAAGAACAGTTTTTTTATTTTTCTGATAAAAATATTGCTAATTCTCAATCTAGATTTAGGACTTTTATAGCCGGGTTAGGTGCTGCTTTAGCGGCTAGATCTTTATTGGGACATGGCGGTAGACGAACAAGAAGCAATAGAAATGTAAATATAAGGTGCCGAACACGGAAAAATAATCGTTAATAATCAACAAATCCTTCAACGTGCCAATCATTTATAAAAACAGTCTTGATACGCCCGAGGAAACCATCCGCGCCACCACATACACGGAAATGTACGTGCGGCTCTAACTTTCCTTTCATCGGTACTGTGTAGGGTTGCGGCGGTCGAACCTTGAGAATAGCTAAGCCCGATTCATTCGCAACCGTCACACCCGCGTTCTCATACTTCAGATATGCCTGCTGCCAATTATTTACATTCTTCAAATGATCTGTAGCTGGTTCTGCCGCCCAGTACAGTACCTTAGATCCGGGAGCCACTTGGACCTGAACCTCCAGAGTCGCGCCCTGCGGAATATGAGTATCAAGAACGGAACACGGTACCAATGTCTCACCCAAAAACGGTAGATATGTGTCACGATTAAACATGATACAGAGCGCCGACACACCTACAAGCAAATAGATCGTGCGTGTAAGAGTGCTTCTACGCCCCGCGACAAATTCTACAGGATTTATGCCGACCGCGCCAATAACAAGCCAATTCAGCGCACCCACAATAATTAAAGCCATAGCAATTTTGTAAGCTAATTTCTGGTAATATACGAAGTTAGGATCTCCCTGCATTTCTATTACTAGGGATGAAAATTTGATTTCTGTATCTTAGCAAGCTCTAAGTAAATGAAATTTATATTTCTCTCTGGATTTTCAGGTTCGGGTAAAGATACTGTCGCCGATTTAATCGTTCACAACTTTAACTATGTAAAATATGCCTTTGCTCATCCCATCAAAGAGAATGTTTCAACTGCTCTTGCTATACCGACAGCCTGGTGCTCAGATCAAGAAAAAAAGGCAACATATATGACTGCAAAGGGTTTAACGTTGCGCGAACATATTATACAAGTGGCGGAAAGAGAGAGAGCTAGGGATCCTCAAGTCTGGGCTAAAAAAGTTGTTCAACAGATAAAGTATTCAATTAATAAAGATAAAATCGTGTTTTCGGATTGGCGGAATCTACATGAGCTCTTTTGTATACAAAAGTCTTTTCCAGATGCTGAGATTGTATGCGTGAGGATCAAGAGACAGGGACAACATATTTCGCCTGTGCCCGATATGACAGAATACAGTCTGCTCGGATTTCCGTTTCAGTATACAATTGAAAATATTACCGGCGATCGTGAGTATCTGGAAAAACAGTTAAAATCTATTGTCTAATAAAATGCCGAAGCCGTGTATGACTGATCGTTGGGGTAAGGGAAGTTGTGTGCCGAATCCTGAAAAAACTGCTAATACGAGAGAAACGGAGGATAAACTTAAGAAACTTATGGCGGAGCGTGATCGGTTAGACACAATGTTACAGGGTAACAACAACGAACTCGCAGTTATTAAGCATGTGCCTATTAAGTCCCCTGAACGTAAGTAGCCAATTATGAATCCATGTTCCGTGAGCTACAACAAGAACTGTTCCATCAGGATGCTCTTTTTGAATATCCTCTGTAAAACTTTGTAGATGTTCAAGAGACTTATCATATTCCTGGAAGAATGGATTTTCTATACCGATATTGTCTGTATTCCAATTGGGAGGACAATCTGCAATAACTATATCGCGTTCCAGGCGTTTATCACATGAATTTGATCCCTGTGGCTGCTCTATGGCACGATCATCTACAATCACAGGTAGATTGAGAGAATCAGGATATGCGCCGAGAAGAGTCGCACGTGCTCGTCTTAGAGGTGAACAGTAAATCGCCTCAAATACATAAGGCTTTAGTGTTTCTTCAGCTTCTGCCGCTTGTTTGATGCCGTTTTCGGTTAGTTCCGCATCAATATAGATTGGATGAGTCCATTGCTCCTTTCCACCTATCTTGAAGAAATCTACATTGTGTGTGCCTTCAGCGTGACGCATAAGAACAAAAGTTGTAGGCATTTTATTTGTTAATTTTTCTATGAAATAGAATTCAAATTTACCTAGTAGAACAAATGTTAGCGCCGCTTCTCATTTTAGTCTCGTTTTTTGGTCTTGCTACAGCCGAATATGGCTGTTCTTCCTTTGCGCAACTCACTCACACATCATCAGGATGTCCTGCAAATCAAGGAAATCCCGATTGCTCGTTTATTCAGGCGAATGCCGCGCAATTCTGCTCCACGACCGCAACAAGCTGGGAAATTATCAATGGACCGAATTGTAATCTGCGGGGAGCGAGTTATGGCTGTATTTATGCCGCTGGACTTTATTCTACGACAGACCAATTCTGTTGCCCTCTCATTGTTACTGGTGGTGCTCCAAGTGCAAGTGCAAGTGCATCTGCAACGGTCACAGCCGATGCGACCGTTACCACAACCAAAACCGCAAGTGGCAGTGCTAGCGCAAGTGGCAGTGCTAGCGCTAGTGGCACTGCTAGCGCTAGTGCCAGTCATAGTGTAACAGGCACAACCGACGCGACTGTGAGTCCGACTGCAAGTGCATTGTCTTCTTCTTCTGCTCTTACGACAGCGACAGCAACCTCAACTCCAACATTGATACTCCTCCTCACAAACTACACGAATACAACTAATATCACAGCTACATCTAAAACTGTAGACAAAGGTCTCTCTGAAGGGGACAAAATTGGCGTCGGCGTCGGCATTAGTATGAGTATTATTGCATTCATAGGCTGCTGTTATTTTGGATGTATTATTACTCGCAGACCCAAAAAATCAAAAGAAACAGAAAAGATACATCGTCGCCCCTCACAAGTTGAACGCCGTCCATCACGCCGCGGCTCCCAACTAGAAATCAAAGCCGCCACAACACCCAAACCCGAGTCAAAAGTATAAGCTGTAAGTAGATGTCGCAAACCGCCGAAAGAAAAGATATGAATTATTCTCATTATACAATGAAATATTTACATTCTTACTTTATTATACTTATTATCTCTTACTTACTGGCTGTTTTTCTAATCTACCCCAAGTACGGTCTTCTATCGATCGCCTTACAAATAACAGCGCTCAACTTCTATGTCTATGGAATTCATCGTTTAATGCACAACTTACCTAGCGGGTTGCTAAATTATCATATGTACTCGCATCACGACAAGAATCTTGGACTTCCAAGACCCTTAGAATTGTTTTGCGAGTTTTTCTGCGACCTGTCTTGGTTTGCTCTACTTGCGTTGGCGCAGTATGCGCTCAAGCTTGACCTCATTTCGAACACGTTAATTGCGTTCATTGGACTCTGGTACTCATCCGTCCACGTTCTCAATCTATCGCTCGGCGATTCCAAAGAACATAAGATTCACCATGTAGAAAAAGACTATAATTACGGACCGCCCTATATTGATATTTTGTTCGGAACTCTGAAAACAGAAGAAAACAACGACGAAAATGATAAAATCAAAAATGGCGTTATTATCTTTTTTCTCCTCAAATTACTTCAAACTCAGACGAAACTTATTTCCTGAACTCTTATTCTGGTAAAAAAGCAAAAATATCTTTAGGAAAGACAAGACAATTCCAGTTGATAAGATATAACTCTCATAGTGTGTTGTTTCACTACATTTATCTACCTGCTGAAAAATCGCGCACGCACTCTGGCTAAATGACGGGAACATATCACCATTAATATTTTCATAGTTTGAAAATATACAACCGTGAAACCGATTACACACTTCCAGTAAAATGAAGAGCGCAATCGTTACAAGCAAAAGCGTGTAGGGATTTGTAGAAAATAGAATAGCATAACAATAAACAAAACCCATGATAAGATGTATGATATAGAATCCAATTGATAGAAGACGCATAAGAAGTGGCTTTGACTGACTTTGATTTGCTGTGTTTTGTATAGCCTCTAGAAGTGATGGATAGACGATAACCGTGCTCATTCTACTTTCATATTTCATTTAAAATATATAAATAAAGAAAGATGTTTAGTCGAAGCACAGTAATCTATTTATTTCTTGTGCTTAGTGTTATTACACTTCTTCTCTCTCATACTGTTCAAACAACATATAGTGACATTGTTCCACACAGTAGTTTTGAAATGGTTAATTGGATTGCTTTCTTTATTTTGATCATTACAGCATTCCCGCCAATCCGCAAGTATATTTTACGGGGTTAATCATCAATGGTCGGAGATATAGAGTAGTGGCGGAAGAACAAACAGTTTATCGTAACCACGCGCAATCATAGCCGCGTGAAACGGTACATGTTCGCACAAAACGGGGAAATTGTACCCAGAACAGTTTCTGTAGAAGAGTTCCTTATCAAAAAGATAAATGCCTTGGCTGGCGCCCTGTATGTGTGTTGTTGGCTTCTCCTTGACTTTCTTGACATAGAGATGATCTGGATTTTCCTTCATAATCCTTTGATTCAGTATATGTAAATCCTGTGTTGGTATTGCGCTGTATCGTAAGCCACGTATACAACTACTCTTATAAATACCGAGTCCACCGAATGCCGATAACACTGGTATCGGCTGCGCATCGAAAGGAATTTGTACTATAACACTCTTGTACTTGAAGTCAAAGATCTCCTCCCCCAGCAGCTCAGCACCAAATGGATGCTGTGTATCCCGATAGGCATACGCATCATAATATTTCATATTTCCAGAGAGTCCGTTGGCGAAAAAGGCGTGTGCTCCCTGGGGAAATGACCGGCAAAGAGAGACGAGGCAATCTAGAGGAAACGCTGTGGGGATGTCCGGATCGATGAAAATGGTCAAATCGTCTTCCCCGACACCCATCCCCCAAGACTCCATCCATTCCATAAGTTTATTCCGAGCCGTCGAAATGGATTCCATCCGGCAAGGTAAATTGTCATAGGTTCGTGCATATCCTTGTTCTAAGAGAAACTCCTTAGAAAAGTCTTCGCATTTCACGTGAACGCGTTTATCTAAGGTTGCCCAGTCCTCTAGAAGTTTCTTTGTCTTATCCGTACTATTATTTTCGTAAATGAAAACTTGTAGTTCCGGGAGAGATCCAAAAAGAGAATACATAACTTGTTTAAAAACTGGAAACGACTTTTCCAAATTACGCGTGACCGCTCCACAAAAAAGAGTCATCTTGCTTCTTTTTTATGGTTTTATGGTTTTAAGTATCAACGGTATTGATTACGCATTGTTTTGCGATTTTTTCTTTTTGATCTCTTTGTTTTTCTTTTTCCAGCGACTTGTCCAGCGGGCTGTACTTGAATAAAGCGATTGAGTTTGGCTTGTTGATTTCTTATTCTTGCCATAAGATTATTAATATTGTTTAACTCTTGCTTTGCCTTATTTGAATATCTTATTATTGGCGCTACTGGCGCTACTGGCGCTTGTAAAGGCGCTTGTAAAGGCGCTTTTGAAGGCACTGGTAAAGGTGTAGCTTGCCTTTCGTTGAATAATTTTTTACAGTATGATGTATTTATTTCATGAGCGTAAATTATCGTTCCATTTAAACATTTTTCTCCCATTGATTTCAAATATCTGTATGGTTTATGTCTGGGTGGTAAATGACCGTTTGCATTTGGAACGTCAGATCCACAGTTAAACTCAAATACTCTTTTAACATCAGCGTCAGAGGAAAAAATCTTGTATTCTAAAGGATAAGTTTGACTTAAATTATCTAAAAATCCAATTTTGCTTAATTTCGTGTCATTAAGTTTACTATTAACATCATACTCCATCAATGCCCTACCACAAAAAAAAAGTACTATCAAATTAAAAGGAACATTACCAAAGACACCTCTTTCATATAAATTTTCTTTTAATTCCCTTATACCAATATCATCGTAGTTCCATTTTTTTTGGTTGTAGTTATATAAACAGGGTAATGAAATTGTTTCTACATTACCTTCAGCTTTACCATTGTGATATATCTGTAATTTTAATTCAAAATTTGCTTTAGAACCACTTAATGATTCTTGCCAGAATGATTGTGGTACTGGTTTACAAAAATCACCCATACTCTAATATATATTAATTTAATTTACGTGTACAAATGCGCTATACTCTGATCAATCGGCTTCTTCTTCTTTAGGAACAAGTCTACATGCTCCTTCTTGAGAACGAAGGGCAGATTGAAGTTCGGGATGTGAAACGGCAGATCCTTCGTGTTAAACATGCGAAGCATGTTAACCTTCTGTGTAACTTGCTCAATACAGCGCTTCAATTGCCTGACACCCTTCTCATCACCAGCATGCTCCCGGATGATGTGCTCAATGATCTCCTTGCTGATACCGACCTTCTCATTGAGATTGACATCCTTGAGAGCTGAGGGCAGAAGGAAGTTCTCCGTGATCGCCATCTTCTCCTTGGAATTATAGCCCTCCAGCTCAATCACAGTCATACGATCTAGGAGAACCTTATCAATCTTATTCAAGTCGTTACCACTGAAGACAAACATGACCTTGCTCAGATCAATCGGAACGCCAGACAAATACTTATCCTCAAAGTCCTCATTCTGTACAGGATCGGTCAAGTGGATCAGCAGGTTCTGTACCTCCTCGCCCTTCGGGGTCGCACTGATCTTGTCCAGCTCGTCAAACATGAGAACCATGCTCATGCTCTTCGCGGCTACTAGACTATTAACGATCTTACCGCAGTGGCTGCTCTCATAAACCAACTGGTGACCCGTGTAAGTTGTCGCATCTGAATCGCCACCGAGGCTGATAAACTGGAAGGGCCAACCGAGCGCCTTCGCAATTCCATTCTTGATAAGACTTGTCTTTCCAATGCCGGGTGGACCAGTGAGCAGAAGGGAGAGACCACGACCACCGGGGTTCGCAATCTTGGTCGCAATGAACTGAAGGATCTGCATTTTAGCTTCCTCCTGACCATAGATCGCCTCCTCCAGATGCCGACGTGCCTTCTGCATGAAGGCGCCGCATGTCTCCTGACCATCCTCGATCTTGATTGGAATATCCTTGTAAATGCCGAGAGGAATGCTCGTCAGCTTCTCGAGCCAATTACGCAGCTTGAAGAACTCACCACTGCTTCCATCAAGAGTCTGGAGGCTGTGGTACTTACTGAGAACCATAGTATGCGTCTCTGCAGGCAGCTTCATGGAAAGGATCTTGAACATAAGAGACTCCTCGGCTGTCGTAGGCTTTCGCTCCAGGGTATCAAGAATCTGAGTTTGCTTTTCCGAAGTAAGAGCCTTGAACTGATCAATTTGGTCGTCAATCGTGTTTGCCTCGTACGGCTCACTGATGAGCTTTACAAACTTCTTAACCTCCTTTGATTCCTTCTTCATATTGTGACGCTTGGGAATCAAGCGCTCGGCGAAGTCATCGCCACCGAAGCCACCAATGTTGATCTGGAAACCACCCATCTTGAGTTCATCATCTTCATCCTCGTAGTCATCGTCGTCTTCGTCCTCGTCTTCCTCATCTTCAGCATCTTCGTCCTCTTCTGCTTCGCTTGCATCATCCTCATCGTCTTCTTCTTCTTCCTCTTCTTCCTCCTCAACTACCTTCCTCTTCCGATGAACAAGCTTGTTCTTCTTCCGAGGAGTTTCCTCTTCCTCCGATTCATCCTCGCTCTCTTCAACAACCTTCTTCTTGAACTTCTTTAATGACTTCTTTGAAGACTTCTTTTCAGTTAGCTTGGACTTATGCTTATTCTTCTTCTTTACGCTCACCTCTTCATAAGACGATGCATCAGACTCGGAAATATACTCGGACTCGGACTCCTCTGACGCAATGAGTCCACGGATATTTCCCTTGCTGTCTACACTGTCATCATCATCCTGCGCAGCATTACGCTTAACTGACTTCTTTAGAGGTTGCCTGCGACCGGAAGACTTATCGTTCACGTCGCTGGAATCCTTCTTATTATTGCCATTTCCACTAGAGTTTGCGCCGCTCCTAGTTTTTGCCATTCTACTCTTCATATCTGATTTCATTTGAACAAGTATTCCGTAAAAAACTTAGCCACCTCGGCGGGCTCAATTTTACATTTATGAGCGCCTATTGCCTTTGCGATTGCGACGCGTATTGCGTCTGCCACCTTTACGCGACTTACGCGTAAGACCCTTAGACAAGCCCTTAGTCGCCGCATTCATCTCGCTAGTGATACTACGACCTACACGATTGACTCCATTTAACCCCTTGCCAACAACGCCCTTTGCCGCGTTCGTTACCGCGCCAACTGACTTCTTTCCCGCGCGCAACAAATGTGAGAGGGGTGAAAATAAGGTAGAAAATATAGCCATTCTGTTATAAATATAGAATTAAATTTTAAGAATGTCCTGAATATCCATCAAGAGAAAGCGAGATTTGGGAGAAAGGCTCGGATACGTTGCATCTCTGAGATTAATCAGTGTGTCCAGAAGAATCTGATTCTCTGTAAAGATCTTTCGGCGAATTGTAACAAAGAACTGCGAAGATGATATCTTTAGAACACGAGACATACGCAGCATACAATCTACATATTCCTCAATAAGCGCGCGTTTCTCATTAACCTTACCATACTTGTTAATGAGTTCAAAGAGAGATTTGAAAATCATTGTAAGGCTCTCAACCGGGAGGATTTCAAGCGCCGTAAGTTCAGCAAGAAACTGACTATAACCATGCCGATACTTCTTCTCTATGTTTTCCTTCTCAAATGACTCTTTTGTGTCAATAAGCTTTGTAGAATCAATGTCTTCAAAGATTTCCATATAATTACGGAGCAATATCTCCATCTCCACAAAGATGATTGTATATTTTTTGCCAATCTCTGAAAGGAGTTGCGCATAGAGAGGGCAATAGATTTCCTCTGCCGCAGCCTTTGAAAACACCATCATCATAAAATCACGCACGAATTCTCCAACCTTCTCATTCTTATCATCACCGAGAATCTGAAAGAGAAACTCCCGAATTTCATTGTATGTTGATTGCCCAAACTTATTCAGCTTGAGACGAATAATACGATTTAGAATCTTCTCCTCAATATCTGCAGTTGAGTTCTTAAACCGACTTTGGTAGCGGACAGGAGGAAGACGTGGAGTAGGAATACTAGGATTAGCTAAATCCACTGATTTATGAAATGAAGGAGTATTCGTAGGAGGACCTTTGTAGGGCATAGGACCCTGGTTTCTCCTAAACTTATTGTGGTAAGCACCACCATAATTAGTTGGATTGGCACCAGATGCCGCATTAGATGCAGGTCCCGGTGTACCATGCCCACGGCGCCAATCAGGAACCAAAATCGCCGTCAGATCAAGAATTCCCTTCAAATTCTTAATCTTCTCCTGAACACCGGGTTGTGCTGTTCTTGCCTTGTTCCTTAAGCCAAGAACAGCACTTACCAGCGACATCTCCGAAGAACTCATATTTAATGTAACAGACATTTTTTTAGGTTGTTAGTACAAAGCCGATTTGCCCGCGTTTCAAATTTTGTTTTGATTTACCCTCCATATATAAATGCTAGACGATTTGATAAAAGATTCAAGAGCAATTGATCTTATAGAAACACTAGATTTCCAGACAGAATGTGGAAAAAAACAGTTCCTACATGATCTTCATTCACCAATTACATCTGATATAAACATTTTGAAGAAAAAGCAAGAATCAATTCGGTTTCAGCGTTCAACTATGGATATCGCCACAACATTTGACATTGTAAAACAAGCTGAAACAAAACTGAAAGATATTCTTGAACCGAGTTCACTTGATAAAGAATCAGTTGAACAAATTCTTTTTTCTAAATGGAAAGCCATTGAACTCTTTAATACCATTCCGTTCTGTATTTTCTTCGTGAGCATGTGGAAACAGTATGCTATGCCTGTTTTAGCTATTTGTATGCCTCTCCTATTCTTCTTTGGACCGTATATTGCCTTAAGACATGTATACAAACTACCGATTTCTTTTTCAGAGTATCTGACCATTTTCTTTAAAACACTCGGTATTGACGGAAAAATAGAATTCAAACAAATTATTCAGTTGACTGTTACAGCCATTTCAGTCGGTCAATCCATGTATCAACCTGTCCAAAATGCGTTTCATATTAGAAAGATAGATGGTGATCTTCAAGAAAAAGGTAGAGCTATTCTTCAAATCAGAGACGTTCTAGAAACATTGTACCCTGGGCAATCGGAGAAAAATCCTCTATCAGATCTTGATGAGAAAGATATCTTGCGATCGTTTGCAGAATGCTGGGATCTTCCTTTCCGCTTGAAGATTGCCTTCCAAAATATTGGGGAAAAAGAAGTACTCTTTCGTTTAGCCAACTGTGAAGAACTCCGCCTAGTCTCTTGGAATACGAAAGGAACTGTCCTTTTCAAAGAAGCGAAAAATCCCTTTCAAAAAGATACCGTTCCCTTTTCCGTTTTTCTTAAGGACGGGAAGCAGCATTGTATTTTAACTGGACCAAACGGCGGAGGTAAATCATCCTTCATGCGCAGTCTCTTGCTAAATATGTTCCTGGCGCAAAAATTTGGTCTCTTTTTTGGCACGGTCAATTCAAAGGCATCTATCGATCCCTTTGATTGGATTGCGAGTGGTTTACGTTTAGAAGATACACCTGGTATCTTATCACTGTTTGAAAGAGAAGTACAATTTGCTGCAGAGACACTACAAAGAAAAGGTAGGGGATTTCTGATTTTTGATGAGCTGTTTCATAGCACGAATCCTCCCGATGGCGAGAGAACAGCAGAAATATTTCTCAAATCAGTGTGGGCAAAGAAGAATCTTACAAGCATCATAAGTACGCACGTGTTTTCTCTTGCTGATAAAGCCCCGATGAATGTACTCAGGCTTTGTACACCTGCAAAAAGATTAGACGACGGTACACTCCATTTTGAGTATAGTCTTCATGAGGGAATTTGTAAAGTCAGTAGTGTAGATTTAGTTTTTAAGAAATGCGGATTCCCCAGTTCCCGGAAAACCTAAGTTGGAAGGAGAATGGCTACAATCAGTGATACATTGACTATGGGAATTGTGCTCTCAGTTATCCTCGGCTCTCTATTTTTCTATTTGTACACACGTCTATTACAGGTAGAGAAGAGAATAAGTTTGACTGAAAATATTTTGTTGGATTTGAAGATGGCGACGGAAAATACACTTTTAATGATGGGTTCTGGTTCTGGCAATCGATTTGTGGGTGGTAGTGAAGATAATCAGACAGAGCATGTTGAGGCGACGACTGATGCGCAGCCGCTACAGGAGCAGGAGGTTGAGGAGCTGAAGGAGGAGGATTTCTACAAGTCCGTTCTACAGAATGCGTCAGTTGAACCTACGGCGACCGTCGAAACCAAGCAAAGTGTAAAGATGGATGCAAACTACGAGGCTTTAACAAAGAAGGAGCTACAGGAGGCTCTGAAGCAGCGCGGCTTGACTCTTCCGAAGGGCGCGGGACGCAAGGAGATGATTGATACACTTAAGAAGAATCCTTTGCAGGCGCCATTAGAAGAGGAGGTCAAGGCTGGCAGCGAGTCCACTCTTTCCGCGATGGATGGCGCTGAACTTATTGAGTAAGAATATTCTACGGATATGGTAAATGGACAGCAAGTTCTTTCGGAAAACAACAGACCCCAATTATTACGCCCAGAATATTGTTCAGGAGCCGAGACAGCAACCAGCAGGACGTCCATCTCTTCCTACAGCAGATACTCGGTTTCCAGGATATGCTTCAACGGCAAGTGACGGTCGTCTAGTCACAGACTATAGACCAAGATGTAGTCAAAATGTTAAGGCTGGGTCACAGTATGCCACTAAGGAATGGCTAATCCACAATACTGATTCAATTATTGATATTTCAAGAGAGAGACAAGCGACATATACGGGCGCCATCTATGGATTTGATAAAACTGTAGTTCCTCTTATGGAAGGTGCAGTTCAATGCTATCCGATGGGCTGTGAATATTTGGATGGCGACAAAAACGGTGTGGGCATTGAGCGGTTGGACAAAGCTCCTGAGCTGTTTGGCACATTTAGTTACCAGGGCTTTCTTAGAGCGCCAAAAGCCAAGACAGAGTTAACAACACGCTTTGAAGGTGGTCGCAATTCAATGAGAGGACAGACATTTAGACCGTTAGGTAATAGGTCTATTGCGAGCTCTGTGTAAATTCTAAACAATATGTAAATGGATTCTGTGGCACGAAAACTTCGTATTCATGCTTCAGCAAAGAATAGTAGAAACAAAAATAGAAACAAAAACCGAAACCGAAATCAAAGCACGCGGAAAACACCACGCGCTCCTCCACCGTCTCCTGCCACGTCAAAACCCCCTAGAGTGCCAGTACCGAAAACACCAAGGACCGTCCAGGCTGAACAAATTGCTAGACGTCTTCCCAATAAGAAAACAATGGTATTACAAGCCAGTTCAAATAACAATAATAATAACAATAGTGTAAATATGTCTCAAGAAGAGTTCTGGGACCTTTTAGAAAAAGAGATCGGAACCTCAATCTAAATACGTCACTGTATATAAACTAGATGCCCGAATTAACAATCTTATCATTTGATATTGGAATAAAAAATCTGGCGTGGTGTCTTATGAAACGCAATACAGATATAAGTGGATCCCAATATCAAATCCTCGGCTGGGAAAATGTAAATATCTTGAGTGATGGTACTCCTGCTGCTAAAGTCACATGCCATAAGTGCTCAGCAAAGGCGACACACTCAAGTGGTGAGACATTATCGTGTGGTCGTCACTGTCCCACAGAGAAACCCGCCCTAAGGGATCTCAGTGGAAATGCATTCAAGAAGATCCCTGCGCTCAAAGACCTAAAGCTTCTTTTTGCGCAACGTGGTCTTACTAATCCGAAGTCGAAGGACGATGCCACGAAACGACTTGCTACTGTGTTTTCACTGCCTATCGAAGTCAAGAAGGTTAAGAAAGCCGTCGATACCGAACTCTCGGTTCTCCACGACGGAATACGAAAACTGGTTTTGGAGAAGAAGGCGTTCTTTGCACAAGCGAACGCTATACATTTGGAGAATCAGCCAGTCTTGAAAAATCCTACAATGAAGTCTGTACAGATGTTGCTGTTTGCGACACTGCGGGATCTTTTGCAACCTACGTTGCCTGGACAACAGTGTCCTCAACTTAGACTCATACACGCAGGCATGAAAGTTAAGGGTGTACAAGCGGGTGATGCCGGCTACAAAGAGAGAAAGCAGGGGTCCGAGTTTGCCGCAAAGCAGCTCCTTGGAGGAACCACAGTCAAGGACGCCGCCACATGGAAAACATTTCTCGAGAAACATACAAAACAGAACGACTTAACAGACGCATTTTGTATGTGTATTAATGCTTTAACATAAAGAACTCGTTTATATATTTATAAGTACAGAATGGATAAATGGAATAGCTGGTATAAGGATTTAAAAAAAGAAGATATTGGTTCGTTTCGTTATAGTGATACAGTTACTTATCAATTAGGATATGATTTTTTAAAGGATTGTAGTAATATTGAGGATTGGGGTTGCGGAACAGGTGGATTTAAACGTTTTTTTACTAATGAAAATGCCAACAAATATATTGGTATAGATGGTTCAATAACACCATTCTCAGATATTAAAGCAGATTTGACTCAATATACTTCAAAAGTTGAAGGGATATTTATGAGGCATATATTAGAACATAATTATGAATGGAAAAATATATTAAATAATGCATGTAAATCATTTAATAAAAAGATGTGTTTAGTTTTATTCACACCTTTTAGCGAGAATGAGACAAAAGAAATAGCGCATAATTTACAACATGGAGTCGATGTTCCTGATTTATCATTTAATAAAAATGAATTAATTAAGATCTTTACATCGTATAATATAAAATACAAATTAGAATCTGTAAACACACTTACAGGTTATAACATTGAACATATTTTTTACTTAGAAAAAAAACTGGATTTAGCATTTTATACATGTTTTTATGGCAGTGATACAAACAATTCATTTCTAATACCAGAATTACCTTCATTAAAGTATAATTGTTATTACTATACAAATAATCATTTGATGATGGTAAAATTAAAAGATACAAAATGGATCGCTATTTACGATAAAAAGCCTACAACTGATGATGTTATTGAAAGTTGTATGACAGGGAAACATATTAAATTATTACCCAACGAATATAAAGAATTACAGAATTATTCATATTTATGTTTTTTAGATAGTAAAATAGAAGAAATTAATGAAACATTTGTAGAAGACTATATTAAAAAATATTTTATAGAGCAAAACTATGCTCTTTTATTACGAAAGCATATCTTTTTAAAAGGTGATAATATAAATGTTTGGGATGAATATAGTTTAAGCATGTGGCAAGAAAGATATAAATTAGAAAGTGAAAAATATATAAACTATATAAATAATCAAACATATAAAGGATTATCTATTATAACAGACTATCATTGTCAGTGTGGATTTTTAATAAGAAATATGAAGCATGAAAAAATAAAAGAAATTAATACTACATGGTATCAACATATACAAGAATGTGGCATTCAAGACCAAATATCATTTTTCTTTGTAAAACAGCTGTTTAATGATTATATCTATTCATTCAGTGAAATTCCATTTAAAGTTTAACATAAGCGTAAATCGGATTTAAAATAACGGTCAATCTTGCCTACAAAGTCCGCGTTCAGTAAACAGAGGTGGCTAATTTCATACTCGTGTTGTTCAGGAATTTTACGCTTCTCTATAAAATCAGTTACAGTTGTGGGGAAAGAATCATACAATGGGCTCCGATATCCTTTTTTTTCTAAAAAAAGGGATATCTGAAATAAACTTGACACATTCATGAAAAATACAACGTAATCGCCATTTTGCTTAAAATCAAATGGACTTAACTGTTCTTCCAGTGCACTAATATCATTGGTGTCCGGATTAACTTGAAATATTTCTTCTACAGTTTCTCGAATTGCCGTCTCGATTGATGTCTCGAATCCTCGTCGTTTCCCGCCAAACCCGCTCCACGAGTCTATTGACGGATTCCATCCACTAAGGAATTTAGTGTCATCTTGAAATAATATACCCGCCGCGCTAAAACTCATCCGCCTTCTTTGTCCGAGGACTTTAGAAAATGCCAAAAGCCGCAATACAAATTTCCGGAGAATTTCGTTGTCTTCATCTTATGAAGGATTATTATGAACAAAATATTTTACAAGATCTAGAACGGCGAGGCTATGCCGTTGATGTCTTTGTACATTGTTGGAAGCGTGATGAAACGTCGCTGGGTACATATCCATTCGAAGGACGCGGCGACTGGCATAAGACAATGGCAGTCTTTTCAAATGCCGATGGCGTAAATTTGTTTAAACCGACGTCCTACCTATTTCAAGAACCAGATGAAGTCTCCGTATTGAAAGATAAAAATAGATTTGTACATATGTATTATTCCATTTTCATGGCAAATCATTTACGAAAGATATATGAAATGAAAACTAACAGCAAATATGATCTCGTGATTCGCTATAGAACCGACTGTATTGTAAATGAACCACTCTTGAAACATTTACCGGCTGAGGCGTCGTTTCTAGTGATTCCTAGATCAACTAAAACCACTAATTGCGATGGACCGTGGAATGATGGTGACGATAAGCATGTCTGCGACTGGCTCGCATACGGAACACCCGATTGTATGAATACGTACTGTGATACATTTATAGGATGGGTATCTGAGAATGAAACACCTGAAGGTGAGGCGTGCCTTGCTATTTATTTATCACGTAAGAATCAAAAAATCATACGCTCCGACTTATCCTTTTTCATCATTGAAGGAAATGGTCAAATACGGGGTATTCTGCGTAATAGTACTATTTAAAAGAACTGTGAAAAGACAAGCGAAGAAGAGAAATGTCTGGGCGCGGTGTAACGATTCAGGAAATGGAAGATGTTTCACGGACATTTGGTGGTCCAGATTTCAACCTAAGCGGCGATGTAGGTAATGTTATAGATATAACGGATAACTCCGACATTCTTGGTTTAAATATGTTAGCGAACCAGTCAAAAATTTCAATTGGTCCTCGGGAAATTTCATCATCATCGTCATACAGTGCACCGCAGCAGGTTCAGGTGCCGATGGATTCACAGCAAATGTCTGAAATTGAATTGTCGCCCTTGGAAAATCTCGACACGATCACGCTAAATATGGACCCTAGCACCATGGGTGCTAATATACAGATAAATAAGGAACAGGGTATTTACAGCAATTCACAGAGTGCATCGGGTCCTGGTATCAGCTTGACGCCGGCGCAGGTTCACAGGAACCCCGAGGAGGAGAAAAAGGAGAAGATCGAATACTTGAATAAGCTCCAGCGCCTGGAGCAAAAGGGATTTCCTGTTTCGAAGCGATTCACAATGGACAATAATCTGGATGAGATCAAGCAGGAATTCAATCGCCTTGTAGATGCGCGCAACCTGGAGGGCTCTCTCCGTTTTCAAAGACAGGCGCTCATGGGCGTCGTGACGGGTATGGAGTGGATGAACAATCGGTTTGACCCCTTTGACCTCAACCTCGAGGGCTGGTCCGAGTCTGTACACGAGAACGTAGAGGATTTCGATGAGATCTTTGAGGAGCTCTATGATAAGTATAAGGATAGAGGAAAGATGCCGGCGGAAGCGCGCCTCGTCTTTGCGCTCGCCGGCTCAGGCTTCATGTGCCACGTTAGCAACACCTTCATGCGTCAGCGTCTTGGACAGGGCATGGACAATGTCTTGAAGAATAATCCGGATCTTGCGCGCCAGTTTGCGGCGGCAGCAGCGGCGGAGGCTGGCTCTGGTTTCGGTAACTTCATGGGCATGGCGATGGGTCAGCAGCAACAGCAGCCGCCTGGACCTGGCTTAGCCCCGCAACCGATGCAGCAACAGGGTCCGACCGGCGCCTTCTTCGGTAGCTCCAAGCAGCAAGGCGCAGCGACACCGCAGCCTCTAACACCGCAGAACATCGCGTCCGTTGAGCCGCCGCGCACAGCCAGGCGAGAGATGCGCGGACCGAGTGGCGTGGATGATATCTTGAAGACATTCGAAGAGGTGCGCCGCGCCGAGGCGGTCGGCAACTTCGAGCCTCCCCCTATGTCAATGGGTGCGCCGCCCGCCATGAATCAGCCAGCAGTCCAGATCGTGGCTGAGATGGAGAGTGTACACAGCGGTGATCTCGGCAGCACAACGGAATCAAGTAGAGGTGGCGGTCGTGGTCGCAGACGCAGACAACCTGTCGGCAATACAATCACTTTACAGGGTTTGTAAAAATAAGTTTAATAAATAGGTAGTGAATGAGTAAGAATAATTCGGTAAATATAATAAAATCTCCAATTGCTGTCTTCACATTTGGACGTTTTCAACCCCCGACAAGTGGTCATAAAGTACTAATTGATGCTGTTTCAAGAATTGCTAGGGAAAATAGTGGAGATGGATATATTTTCGTTTCAAGTAAACAAAATTACGCTGGACATAAAAATGTACAAGCAATTACGAGAAATATGAAAAAAGCGGGAAATTTTACATCTACGGGAAATAATGAAAATCCGCTTACAGTTGATGTAAAGATGACATATTTGAATAAAATGTACCCCAGTGAAGAAAGAGATATTCGTTTTATCAATACAACCAAGGGCGACTGTAGAACAGTTCCTTCTGTCTTTCAAAAACTGTTTGATGCTGGATATACAAAAGTAATTATGGTCGTTGGAAGTGATCGCGTGGAAAGTTTCGGCAAATCATTTAGCCGAGCCAACGATTCAGTAACAGTTGTTTCTGCAGGCGAACGAAATCTTGAAAACGAGTCATCGAATGATCCGAGCAAAATGTCTGGCACAAAAATGCGAAAAGCTGCGCTCAGAGGAGATGTTGATTTTTTTGGAAAGGGTGTGAAGATAGGCTCGATGACAGATAGAGATGTTATTGATCTTATGAATTTAGTCCGTGCTGGGCTTGGTTTTCCACCCTTTGAAAGAAAGGGCGGAAAACGAAGAAATACAAGAAAACACCCCAAGATCTAAGAGTTTATCTTTTGCAGGTTCTGCATATAAATAAGTTCTGCCGTGAAAGGCTCTTTTTGCTTTGACGGCTCCTCTTTCGGCTGTACGCGCGCCTGCTTCTCCATGAGTTTTCTCAGAATATCCTGTTCCTCAGGGGATAAGCCGATCTGTCCCTCCTTGGTTTTTTCAACAGCTGGAGGCGTTCCCAGGTAGAATGTACTGTTTTCATTCAAGAGAACGGTCATAATAAGAACAACGAAGACCGTCATGATAAGCGCCACAATAATGTTGCGCGTTGCAACAAACAGCACTGTAAAGATTAGGCAGCGCCTGATCCATGGATGCTGGAAGAATTTTTCCTGTTCTTTTGACATTTCCATTCCTAGGAAGCGACCACCCAAATTTAAGAGAAGCATCATGAGTCCAATGAAATAAGGATTTGTGTTAATGCCCATAATAAGACCTTCAAGCGGATTTAGAGGTCCTATTGCTGCGGCAGCAAGAACCGGGGGCATAGTCGCCATTACTCTATCCAGGTTTGAGTTAGTTTATGGAGATCTTCAAAATAGAAGAAAGCTGTCAGAGCAACCATGGAGGCTACATAGGGACTCCAGGATGCCGCCATAAAGACGAGGAGGACAATCGCTAGACGCCAGATAGGATAGGCATAAAGTTTTACAAGTCCAATGCTGTAAGGAGATTCAAAGATAGCACCTTCGAATACATTCCAGATGAAAAAGACTGCCGTAACAACTACACAGAGGATTGTGTCTATTTTTTGGTGGTCCATTACGCTCTATCTACTATGTGGAAACAGAGCTATTTTGAACACTTCCGGAATATTTACCAGAATAGTCCTGCACCGCCTGTGTTTTGACGTTATCCTCCTCAATGAGTGTGGGATTTTCATGTAGGATCCGCTCTATGAGCCACTTGTTTTCTTTGGGTATGACACGCACATCTGTATTGAATCCTTCCTTGACTGTTTTGCTGCTTCCGGCACCGATCAAGAGACCGACAAAGAGCGCAAAGACGAGTCCGAGACCCCAGCCGTATCTCTCGACCATAAAGTACGTAGCACCGACTAACAGTAGACGACCGAGAGTTGTGTCTGACTGCTTTGCTATGTCAGCGGGCAACTTAGACATGAACACAATTCCTAGAAAAAGTAAGACAAAGAGTAATATTTCTAGCGGAGAACCGTACTTTTGTAAGAGATCCGCAAGATGTACTTGGAAACCACCCGACTGAACTTGCTGTTTCATCTGCTCCTGGCGCTCAAAACATTTTGCCAGAAAGAGCAGGGAAGGTCCGGAGGACTATGGAATTTTGTACACTTGAAGACGCATTTCCAGATTTTCAAACGAAGTCGAGCGCCAGAAAAGAGGAACGGAGAAAAGCTAAGAAGTGTAAAGGTCCTGCGCAGACGTTTTTGCAGTCACAGTCGCCTGTAACTGACCCCGACCGTCCTGCTCAAATACGCATGGAAGAGGTGTCACCGGTTAATGAGAAGACTGGACTGAGAGAGCATTCTCCGGTAGATGCTCCGCAGGCGGAGCCGTTTTTGGATAGTGGTAAGGAATACGAAGAGTTGCTCTCATCGCTGAGTAAAGTACAGGACGGGGGAGAAAATAAGCCAAATAGACATATTGCGGGTCCTACGAAGCTGGACAAGGGAAAGCCGCCTGCTTTCTTTGGCGCAAATGAGGATGATGATACGACTGAGGGTTTCGCATCATTTACCAATGTCATTGGTGATGATCCGGGATATAAGCTGTCGCCGGATTTTACACAGACGTTTAGTGCGAAAGGACTAGCGAAAGCGACTGGCTTGCCTACCGAGGACATCAACACCAACATGATGTGGAAACCGATGACAAGCGGCGGCTCTACAGCGTTCTTTCAAAAGGTGACCTCTAGACCAGCACAAGTACAACCCTCACCTGAAGATGGGCGCGACGTAATAAAAAAACTGGATAAAATTTTCGCACGCTTAGATGACCTGGAAAATAGGAAGAGTGAGAACGCAAACACGGAGGTGGTTCTGTTTGTAATGAGTGGTCTCTTCATTTTGTTTACCATGGATCTGCTTGTGCGAAAGGCGGGGAATGTTCGCTTGGTACGTTAGATTGAATATCGATTAATACAAGTAATTTTATTACATGTATTAATTGTTTATATCGTTAGTTATTTAATGCTTGCGGCTGCCCTTGCGGTTCTTGCGATTCTTGCGACTAGCCTTGCGATTCTTTCTTGAGCGGTTCTTTCTTGAGCGCTTGCTTCCGCCTTCAAATAAAGACATTGATTGCCCGGGGGCGAGCGTGGTCTGGGTCAAGTTCGGTGTGGTGCCGCTGCTGCTACGGAGCGCCGCAGGCACGTTCGCTGCCTCTGCGGCAGCAATCGCATTACCGTACTTAGCTTTCCGTGCAGCTGCAGCATTCGCAAGTGCTTGCTTATTCATTAATGAGTTGCTAACTCCAACAGTTGACTGTGTAACAGAATTTCTCCGATTAGGAGACCCTATTTCACGTAACGCATTTAACCTTCCTGTAGTACTCATACCAAAGCTGGGTACGCTTCTTGTTACAGCATTTGAGTGAGCATTCCCTGTCTCTGACTCTCCACGTGCAAATGTGCGCGGTGCTGATGCCCTCATTGCAGCATTTATCGCCGCCTGCTCCTCAGGTGTAGCAGCAACCGTCGCCTGCGCAACAACCTCAGGTGAAACAGCCGCAATGGCATCTTGTAACCTCATCATCGCCCCTCGGTCACTGCTACCCTGTGCCTCTAACTTAGCGACCTGTTCCATGAGTTTTTTAACTAGACGTGCCTGCTCAACACCTGAAAGTCGTTCCATCGTTGCCTTCATCTGAGCAAAAGATCCACTTATTGCCTTCTTTGCAGCAAGACCAGCAAGAATAGCACGAGATTTTAGACTTCTTCCAAAAGTTCCTACTTTTCTTCCAAAATTTCCAAATCTCTTCTTAATACTTTTAAGGTTTCTTGTAAATTTTGTATTTCCTGTAAGAGGATCCTTCTTTAAGAAATAATCAAATCTGGGTACAAGTAAACCAAGAGGCATTAGTAAAATATAAGCACCAGTTTTTAATATTTCTAGTATTTCACCTACACATCTTCTTATTTCTGTAAGAGTTTTTACAATATCAAGAGATAATTCAGGTAACTTTAGGTTTCTAATGAGTTCTTTTAATTCAGCAATTTTAGCTTCTAATTGTCTTCTATGTTCCTCTGATAATGTTAATTCTTTGGCTATAGCTACCACTAGTCCTTCAACTGTTCTTTCAGCAGCCTTCGCTAAGGCTAGTGCTTCTTTACCGCCAGCTACAATTGCTCCAGACGCCGCCTTTGCAGCCGCCGTCGCTGTAGCCGCAGCAGCTTGTTCTAATTTTACTAGATAACCTCCAACTGTTCCAACAGCTGTTACAGCAATTGACGCTGCCTTCTTGGCAATATTACTTGCTTTCATTGTTAGTTTTCTAAACATACCCATTCTTGTTAAAATGTATTGCTCGCATAAAGCTGAAGGGACATTTTTATTACAAAATTTGATAGAATCAGGAAACGCACGATTGGCTTCATTTATTTTGTTTTTTAAATTATTAAGCAATTGTTTCTGCTTATTTGCAGGGGCATTCTCAGCAGCACGGTTTACAGCAACTAAACCTAGACCCTGAGCTAGATTATTGGCACTAACTCCCTTCGCAACTCCCGTAGGGACAGCGACAGGAGTTGAAGGAGGCGCAAGCGGCACTTCTGTAACTGGAAGACTTGCCATTTTATTCTGATTAGACGCGTTATTTTTTCTAAGAGGTATTAATTCTTGATTTAGGGAACCGGGAGTTGTTTGGACTTGATCTAATTGCGGCAAAGTGCTTATGGGAAGACTACGCGCTCTTCTTTCTGCTTTGGCAATACCATTTGCAACTTGCCGTTGGTGTAATTTTTCTCTATTAGATTCGCGTTCCGCAAGTCTACTAGCTTTAGCAATTTGTTGCAGTGTTGACATTTTCTTATAAATGTAATGATTTAAATCCACCTATACTTGGTAGTCGCTGTCGCTGTCGCTGTCGCTGTCGCTGTCGCTGTTGCTGTTGATCCTGATCCTGTCTTCTGCCACCCTCTTGTTCATTTTCACTTTCATTTTCTTGCAGTTCCCTATCTTCATTTTGAAGAGCGTCGGTACTATTACTATTTGAAGTGTCATTCTCTTCATCAAATTTCTTCAATATATTTTCATAAAGTTTCAAATGAACTTTCTGTGTAAAAATACGGGTATCTTCGCATTCCGCTTTAGTTAATAAAACAGAGTCTTTAAAACACGCTGAATGACCAATATTTTTTAAAAACTTGGCAAATTCACCCTTCCAGCCTTCACCAAATGTTTGTTTTAAAAGTTCATCTGTAAGTTCAAGAGCATCTTTAAATTTTTTTTCACCTTCACTATATTCACCATCTTCCCATTCACGAGATGTGGCTGGATTATAAGAACGTATTTCAAAAAAAAGTCCATCAATACTAATTTTTATATCCTTTGGTTCTTCATCTGATGAACCAACAAGTGATTCTTCATCTTCATTTTCCTCTTCATCTTCATCTTCGTCTTCTTCATTATCATTTTCATCTCCTTCATTTTCATCTCCTTCATCTTCATCGCCTTCATTTTCATTTTCATCTTCATCTTCATCGCCTTCATTCTTTCTCTCTTCATTACGATTTGCTTCAACTTCAGCCTGTGTTTTTTCGGGAGAGGCTTCTCTAGCTTTTTTAGCCTCGTTAGACATATTAACTTCTTTAACATTTACCAAATTTTTGTTACTTTTAAATCCCAACCGCTTCTTGATAGCTTGACCTGCCCTTTTTAAAATACCAGCCCCACCCTTAACCGGTTGTATTATAGCCGCTTCACCACCGCTGAGCATAGATACGTCAGCGAGACTACCGCCACCCTGAACTGCTGTAATTGGAACACTTTCACCGCCACTCAATAAACTTACACTTGGATTAAAATTCGGAGGCGCTTGATCTCCCATCCTACTTAGAGGACACCTAAGCAATTGTTACAGTTTTCCTCTATAAATAGATGACCGACGTCGCAAGCCCTGGAAACATGATTCGTTTTGACCCCGACCCCCAAACTCGCCGTAGAAAGATCCACTGCAAGCAAGAACTCATTGTACATAGTCTCCAGCGCTTCTATGCGCAGCGCACAGACATCAACGAGATTCTCCCCATTCTACTCGGCACATCTGCTCTCTCCCTCCGACTCATTGACTGGTTTGTCACAAACTATGCAAAGGCACACAATACAGCCTACATCTTTGAAGGACAAGAGTTTCTCGTCTACACGAATTACAAGAGTCAGCTCAAAGCCTATAGCAAAAAGCTCTTTGATCCCTTCTGTCGCCGTGAGCGAATCTACTTCCAAGTTCCCGGTCAACCGTCATTCTTGACAACCGTAGGAAAACTCAACTTCTTCCGATGGGCTCTAGAAAAAGGAGTTCTCGATTACCTACGCCTGAATACGGCAACCGTAGAGGCTGAAATGAATTCGCAAATGCGCGAGAATGCCAAACTCCGGAAGACCACGCCTACAAACACAACGACAACAGCATCGTCACAGCAGTCGCAGCAGTCGCAGCAGACAACAAGCACACAGAGATCAACGACCCGCAGGCGCCTTGTGAATAAAGAGCAAGTGTCTGCGAAACTGATGCAGAAACATACTCTTGAGATTGAGATGCGATTCGATTAATTCTTCCGATATTTTGCACTAGGGTCATCAAACGCTGGCTTAAGTTCTTCATACGCCTTCAGCGTTGTAATGTTCTTCTTTTCAATAACTTCGGGTGAAACCCATGTACTTTGAAAACCACGCTGTAAAATTCGCTTCGATTCACGGATTCCACGATCCTCCTTATCTTCAGTAATCGCCGACCGCAATTCCCTAATTGCGTTACGGGCATCATGAGACGGTGAATAATTTTCAAAATATGGATTCTGTGTAAAATCGTCCTTCCCAGCGACCATCGTTGGATTCTGCTTATACGGCGCGCTCAATGTATTACGGCTCGCAATTGGATTCATATCACCAAAAAACGCCCCGCCTGCCAAATCCGGGCGATTAAATTCTAAATAGGGCGCATCAGTCTGCCAGTATTCAAACTGCCGAGCATTTACAGCATCACGCGTCGACACTTCTCGCCGAGTTCTCAAAACCATTTGTGGTAAAGGTACCGCGGGTTCGTATTGTAATGGGAAAGGTTGCATCTATCTAAACTATCTTGAACACTCTTTTTTAAGAGAATGTACCCGTCAAAACTCGTACCCTATATTTTGAGGAAAAAACAAACAGATACACTGACAATCTACAAATTTTCAGTATTTCTTACAAATGGTGGCAAAGGTTTATTGGATCTCAGCCAAGGCGAAAACCCAGAACAAACTCTTAGCGAAAACGGATTCGTAGTTGAGAGTCTCTACAAGTCTGACAATATAGTCTATGCTAAAATCGATGAGGCAAAGACAAATATGAACAGTTTTTACGTATGGACAGAAACTAAAAAAGAAGACTGCTGGAGAACATTTCATTTATGTCTTGACACCACTTCCAACAAGTCATGGTTTCATTCACAACATATCGAGACTATATTTGAAGGATCGTCTTTGACCCCGCAGTCTTTATTTTCAAGTCTTCTGAGTCTTAAGACTTAGCACGATAACAATGTATAAGTGATGAGCTCCACCCGTAATAAGACAGTAAAACGAACACAGGATGATATCAGTGGAAATACTGTATTCACGCCGCTCATGAATTTTTTACAAAAGGAAACGGAGTCTGCATTTAGGAGACCGTGGCACAGATTAGAGCGTGGTCTTCGCATGAATAGGCTCCGTCTCTTTAGTGATGAGGAGGCAAAGCGTCTACATTTGTCCGAGCAGGAAAAGAATAATCTGTTTGTTCTTTTGAACAAGAGCTTGGAGAAGAAACTTTTGAATAGTAAAACCGCTGTTGTGTACGATATGGAAGAGGAGAAGATCAAGGAGATCAAGGGTCTAGTTACGCATAGAAATAGTGCTGGAGAGACTCTCTTTCAGCTTCTAGACCGCAGAAATGCCGTGACATTTAGACGCAGACCAAATTCGACAGATCTGACAGAGAAAGATAAAGAATCTAAACTCTAATTCTATAATAAGGTAGGTAAAACTTGAACGGTCGGAATGTTCAGCGAGTATCATGACATGTTTAAACCTGTATGCGAATTTGTAAAAACATCAACTGATATTTTACCTTATGGTGATCATCCCACACTCTTTACGAGCTGTTTTACTGATAGCTATTCATTGTTACAGTATAGTCTTCGAGAGTCGGAACTCAGCGAAGCAAAGAAAAAGAAGGCAGAGAAACTCTGCGAATTTGTACATAATGCTTATGAACAATTCTTGGAGCATGCTATTAATCCGGAGTGGACTAGGAAAACAAGCGATGAGCGCGAGTCTATGATTACATCCTTATGCGCACGCCCTCAAATTGAGCAGAGAACACCAGCATGGTATGCACAGGCTCTTACTGTTTTAACGGCAAGTGAGTTCTCTACGCTTTTTGGATCTGCGCGTGGTCGCGCAGCTTTAGTACAGGCGAAAGCGAATCCCGTGCCGCCGGCTCCACATTCGCGTCCTTCGGCTTTACGAAGTGATGAGATTGGACCGATGACATGGGGTGTGCGATTTGAGCCGGTCGTCAAGCAGATTATCTTCAAGAAGTGGTCGGCGGAGATTAAGGAAATGGGTCGTCTGATTCACGCGACGGATCCATTCTTGGCTGCGAGCCCCGATGGACTCATTGTAAAATGTCCGCACAAAGAGAAACTTGGTCGTCTTATTGAAATCAAGTGTCCGTATACACGGAAAGTCGGTGGTGATATTCCGTTTGATTATTGGGTTCAGATGCAGATTCAAATGGAAGTCGCTGACATTGACGAGTGTGAATATGTAGAATGTGAGCTCGTTTCGAAGAGACCGGGTCTGGAGGTTGTAGATTTATCAGGATGTAAGATGACAGGGAATGTTTATTTATGGGGCAATGACGATGGTAATCTAGTTTACGAATACGAGGATGTTAAAAAGGAGGGCTGGACTCTTCAGGAGACAATACCATGGGGTCTCTTGAAGTATCATAATAAGGTTGTGCGGCGTGATCGGGCGTGGTATGAATCTACGCATATCTGGCGCCAGGCTTTCTGGAATGATGTCGATCGTGTAAAGAAGGGTCTTGATCTCGTTGAACCGGTCGCACCGATAACACCGAAGGCGAAGGTATGTGTAATTAAGGATGATAGTGATTGAATACTAAATACTGCTATTTAGTGTTTGCCAAAGGCTACACTAAATACTGCTATTCAGTGTCTGCGGTTTGTAAAATGTCATCAGAAGTTCCTTAAACGGTATCGAGCACGTATCAGGATACGCATGCTTAAAATTATTTGTCATTTGTTTATAGTTACCCACCTGTTCAATCCGTGATTGAAAAGATGTTTCATAGCAACAACCTGACTTTATATCACTGTATTTTGCCGTCGCCTCCGGTAGCCAATCGTTGAGCGCGTTATACGCAGCTCTCGGCTTATCCAGAGTCGCCGGCGCAAATTGTTCCTGGAATCCTTCAGGAAGACGCAGTCTCTGCTTTATTGCAAACTCTGGCTCCTTTGCTACAAGTTGAGAAGGCAACAAGAAAAGTGCCAAAAAAAGTGTTAGAACTATGAGGAAGGGCGCTAACTTCATCTCTTCTTTATTTATGTTTTGTTTTTATCCGGTCGCATACAAGTTGCGACTAACTAGTTAGTGGCATACCGGAGAGTCCACGCCCTTGCTTCGTGTTCGTACTGTGCTTTGTTCGTCTTGTACAAAGTGGCAATATCAGGAACGAGCGGATCATCCGGATTCGGATCATTCATGAGACTCGCGATACTTAAGAGAACCTTACTAATCGTAAGTGCCGGCGACCACTGTTGTTTAAGAATGTCAAGGCAAATGAGTCCAGCCGCATTGACATTCGGATGATATATTTTGGTAGTAAACTGTACATGCGGCGGCTTGAAAGGATAATCAACGGGAAACTGTATCTTAAGCTTGAAGAAACCGCCAGCATACGGGCTATCTGCAGGACCATAAATCATTCCTTCCCAGCGAAAGAGATCTGTCTCAGTCTCCGGTCCAGCGCTACAATTTGATGGCGGATCCTTCTTAAGATCCATTAGTTCTTTTGTGATACGTCGGGCAGACATGCTATAACTTGTTACTAGACTTTAACCACTTCGTATCCGTCAATTTTTTAGGTGTCTAAGTAGAATGAACGTTCTTCCTGTACTTTCAGAATTTCTCGGAGCCTTTCTACTTGTATTAAGCATCCTAGCTACAGGAAATGCCTTCGTCATTGGAGCAACTCTTACGGTCATCATCTTGTTGATCGGAGGAGTCAGTGGCGCTCATGTAAATCCAGCTGTTTCTCTTGCTATATTCTTGAAGGGCGGACTCTCTGTCACTGAACTGCTCTCATATTTGGGTGCGCAATATGTAGGCGGTATCTCTGCGCTCTACGCCTACAAGTCATTCGCTTAGAAATAACGCATATATAGGGCAGCTATAAGGCACACAAGAATGGCGGCAGCTGGCGCAGCCACAACGTCGCTCTGTTGAAACCCTTCACTTGATCTAAGTGGCTTAGCACAATCACTGCTCTGATGACTCGCAATTGCCGAGCCATCCGAACAATACGACTTATTTTTTAGTTCATTACTGTAATCATCTTGTGAAATCCACGTATCAAGAACCCACTTTGTCTGCTTTGATCCACCTGATGACCGATCGATATCGCCTCGATCTGCTATCCACACGTCGCCTTCATTCGATGATAGACGTCCAGTATGATCACCAACGGGTGCCGTAATTTGTTTACACCGCGCATATCCTGAGCCGAGGACAGTATTTACAATCGGCATTGGATTCAGTGCTCCTTGAGCATCTTCCATAATACCGGGCGCAAGACCACGTAAGCCCGGGAGACCAGCACTTTCCAGAGCCCTCTTTGTTGCTCTACCCATCGATTCGCCCGTCGGAATTCCAGCAACATACGTCCACATATCGGCGCCATTTGAGCATGTTGCACCCGTCTTTGTAAAATAATTGACACCCATCGGAAAAAGTGGCATTCCTCTCGTCAATGATGACCCAGATTCACCGAATCCAATCATGTCAGAATAGTAAGCAACACCTTTTACAGCATTGATTACAGAATCCAAACTATCACCTTTCCTAACACCGACATTACCAGGCATAGGAAGCTCTCCACCATAATCATATGATGGTCCTAAAAGATCTACATCAGCGCCGATCGAGGCGGTAGGAAGAACTGAGCTTCGTGTTTCATTTCCTAGTTTTGTTGGATCTGTCGCCATTCTCTATCTATTAAAACCTAAAGTTATTTCTACAAAAACTGATAATGGTACAAATTACAGTAGCAATTCCTACATGGCGGCGGTGGAACTTCTTGGAAAAAGTCTTGGAGCAGTATTTAGACAATCCGCTCATCCAGAATCTCGTTATTTGCGACGAGACTGGTGAAGATGTAGAAGCAATCAAGAACAGTCGCTTTGCCAGAAATAAAAAGCTCGTTCTTCATGTAAATGAGAAACAGCTTGGAATGTATCATAATAAACGCAAATGCTTAGAAATTGCGGCAAAAAATGGGGCAGAATGGGTCTCCGTTCTCGACTCCGATAATTTGTTTTCCGATGATTTCTTTGAGACACTCTGTGAGGCGATTGAAAAGCAACATGATACAAAGTATGTATTTGTTGCCAGTGAAATTGTACATTTACAAAAGAAAACTGGTGCAACAAAAGTTCATACAGGGCATTTTGCAGGGTTCAAGATTACAAAGAAAAGCTGGAACGATGTTCTTGATGTAGGTAATTGGAATTTTCTTTTGAATGACGGAAATTGGACTGCGCATAAAGATGTAATTAAATGTTTCAATGATAAAGCGAATGAAGAACAAATTCGAGCGGTCGATTCTCTTTTACTTGCGAAACAAATGGTCGAGGGAGGATATACTTATTATGTAGTGCCTGGTCTAAAATATATACATACTGTACATGATGACAGTGAGTGGATGAAGACTGAAGCTATTTCACTTCGTCTTCTAAGAACTACAAATTGGAAAATAGAAAATTGAAAGAGAAAATTATCAGAAAAACAGAGTTAAAAATGAGCGCACTCTTTCCTTCGTTGCTCAACGATAAGAAATCATATACAGACAAGGAACTTGAGTGGTTTTCGCTTGATACTAAAGAGTCTGAAAAACCAAAAGAAATTACATGCCCTGTTTGTGAATCTACGCGCGATGATTGGGATGTAGAAGATTCCTGTGTTTGTAAACGATGCGGAGAAGTTCTGAATACACAAATTGATCAGAGTGCGGAATATCGATTCTTCTCGGCGGAGGACAGAAGCGGCAATGATCCATGCCGTGTTGGCGCACCAACGGATATTCGGTTTCCATCGTCCAATCTCGGCACTATTATTTTACTAAAATCACAAGGAGGGAATGCTTCAAATGCTCGTGCAATGAATCGTATTCGCAGGTATCATACCTGGAATATGATTCCGTATAAGGAGCGTTCTCTTCTTCAGGTCTTCGAGCAATTTGCCTTAGCATCTCTCAATAACGGTATTAATGGAAAGGCTATTGATACAGCGAAGCAGCTCTATATTCAGCTGGTTGAACATTGTGACAGGCGTGGCATGTCTAGGAATTGCGTTGTTGCTAGTTCTGTTTACGCCGCTCTCAAGATTGTGGGTGAGCCGAGAAAACCCAAAGAAATTGCGGACATGTTTCATTTGACCACGGCGCAATTTACAAAGTCCTATAAGTATTTTCAGGAAGTTCTCGCGATGGCGAAACAGCGTGGACAGATATCAAAAGAACTCGCCCCGGCTTCAGCACCTAGTACAAAGGCATCAAATTACATCACACATCCATTGAGCAAACTCCCTATCTCTCGTTCTCAGTACTCGGAGATTCAAGCTCACGCTATCTCCGTTGCTGACAAAGCAGAAGAACTTCTCGTTAGCCCCGAGAACATGCCGCCTTCTTTAGCGGCAGGTACAATTGCTTTTATTCTCCAGCGTACTGGTTACCAGGATATTCCTCTTGAGCGTATTGCCTCAGTGTGTAATGTAAGTGAGGGTACTCTCCAAAAATGTCTAAAACGGTTAGAAGTCGCAAAGGATTCTTTATGGACTCCTAAGTAGAGAATGGGAGCCTTTGGATCCAAAGAAAAAACCATGCCAACACGTGAAGAAATGTTAAGAGTTACAGATGATGGAAAATATTTTATTGAACATGCATTTTTTTTCATGTCGTCTCAAATGAATATGAGAGATTTTTTGCTTATGGTACAGCCGGCGAGATGTAGTGAAATGATTTTTTTAACGGCAAAGGCACTTGAGACATCTTTTCAGAAATATAAGATTGCTCCTTCGAGAGGTAAGGATGGATTTGTTTATTTTAAAAAAATAGATGATTTTAAGGGGCGGTGTAGAGGACAGATGACTGAATCATCTACATATTCTGTATGCGTAACGATTGCGATGTTTTACGTTCGCATTTTCCAAATCTATGGAGCTCTTTCATTAACAATTCTTGATGTGGATCCTCTTTATTATCAGCAATTAGGTGGTGCCTATATTGGAGGTAAAGATGAAGAGCAAGGCGCTTATGCTGCGGAGCAGCAAGGCGCTTTCCTCCAGGATGGAGGTGCTTCGCAACAAGGCGCTTATTCTGCTTTGCAGAAAGGCGGCAAGCTACGCGTCGACGATCTTCTCTCCGCTGACTTTGAGATCCTTCGTAATTACGTTTCTATAACATCAGACGAAAATTATTATAAATTTGACGGAACACAATATCCGATTTATTTAAACAGAAATATAGATCCATTAAGTGACTCTCGTGCTGCAGTAACACTAGAACTTCCTAGAAGAGCAGGACAGAAAAAAGCTCCCAGTATAGAATTTAATTTAAAAATCGAAAAAGGTCCAAACACATATGTATTTCTTTTATCTGATTTTAAAGGTTTAGAAAGAGATATAAATTTATTGCCAGCAGAAATAGGAAGATCAATAAGATTTACAAAAGGACAAGGAATTGGATCTGGATATACATGGCATGGACTATCTATACCCAAAGCGCTTGAGAGAAAGGTTCTAGATATTGTCAAAAATCTAGGTATATCTGATTATAAAGATGGTGCTAGAGATAGTGACAGAGGAAATGGTCAAAGAGATAAAGAAATAGATAGACAGCGCTATCTAGCCGGCGAAAAAGGAGTCAAAGAACCTCTACAAACAGCAGCCCTCTGGTCAATCTTCACCGATAGAAAGTACACAAAATCGCACTGCGTTGCTAGAGCAATACAACTTGTATCAAGCGCCGCCTTAGAAAAATCAGTTCCCCCGCAAATCTATAGCAGCATATGTAATGAAAAGTTCTTAAGTGGTTCTGGATCACTCCCTGGCGCTGGGCAATCCATTTTAAAAGAAAAGGGAATTTTTGTTCTTCATCAGCTTTTCTATGATACTTTAAATCAGATCACACCAATCGTCGGTGACCAAACAAGATCAAAATATGAAAATTTGAGAAAGGTCATGGCGCTCGTATTTTTAAATAATCCAGAAACGTCTATCAATCAAATTGCCGATAAAGCATCAGGAACATATTGTAAAGATAGTAAAAAAGGAAAAACTATCCTTGTACGTGATAAAGCACTCATTACTGATCTACGTAACCAAGCACGTGATATGCTTCTTCTACAAATAACTCATACAGCGCAAGTTGTCAATTTATTAAAAGAATTGTTTATCTTAGAAAAGGGAAAACCAGTTATATTAAATCCCAAACTCGTTGAAGGTGGACTTGCAGCTGTGAATGCGGTTGCAGACAAAGCACGTGTTCTGCTCGTTAATTATTATGGCACATGCGAATCAAAGTATCAATCGGGAATCCAGATGATTGCGAAAGCAAGACCTGATCAAGCCGGTCCTATTTAATAAAAGAATCAATTAATTTTGTCACATTCATATGAATATAACAAAATTAACAATAAATCTAGACTTTACGCATAGCTCTTCTTCTGCGCATCAGATAAAGCACCCCATCGCTTACCTAATTCCTTACCTACAGCACCGAACGCCATCTTAGGATTGGACTTTATCACGTTCTTGCGCTCAGATTGTACAAACTTCATGTAACCGGAGAGCTTCCGTGTTCCTTTTCTCTTGACTTTCTTATCTTTCTTCACCTCAACTTCCTCCTCAACAACCTTCTTCGCCTTACGCGTGCTCTTCTTACCTGCTCGTCCCTTGAACTTCGCCTTCTCTCCATCGCTCAACTTGCGCCACCGCTCTCCCACCATTTTTGCTACCTTTCCAATGTCACTCTTCAGACTAGGATTTTCCGCAACAATCTTCTTTCTTTCATCCATTGAAAACGCAATGTAAGGGTTCATCATTCTACCTTATGTAGATTTATTTTATAAGTACAAAAGCCAAATAATAAGCAAGTAGGAATGGACCAATTACAATAGATCCTGCAATACCAAGTAAAAAGAAATTACCTCCTCCACCAGCGGTAGCTAAGCCGCTACCTATGAATAAAGCACCAGCATAAAAAATAATAAGCAGAACTATAAAAAGTGTAATTTGCCCAAAATATTTAGCATCTTCTGTTGCCTTAGAAAACCCTTCATTTTCATTTTTAGTCTCTAAATACTTACGTCTAGCGTATTCAATACCAAAAATAGCAAATATAAATCCCAGAAACATAAGAGATTTTGACCCAATCTTCATTCTATTTATACATGCTAAAATGTTAAAGAAGGCTGAACATCCAAAAATCGCATCGGTTGCGCATTAAAAATATAATATGTAAATCGCGCATCGGTCTTCCATTTCCACTCGTTATGCGCAATTGCAGAATCCATTAGAACAACATCGTATTTACACGCATCTATAATAGTCTCAAGTGCAACAACTGACCGTTTTCCAGAGATCCATGCTACTTCTCCAATAGCGTTGCCACTCGGGACGCTTGTGTGAAATGTATCTGTAATTCCTACAATTGTTCCATCGCATTCATAAATGTCAGTGTGCTTTACGTTAAAGGTAGTATTCCAGCACGGAGAACTTATAGGCAAATGCCCAGAATCTACTTTATGGACGCGACGATTCGCTATATGTTCAACAGATCGCCAGCAATAAGTGGATGTCCAGAGATGAGGAAGCCCAACAAGAGGATATCCTTCCTTCTGAAAAAGATGAACGAGCCGCCCCACTTTGCTTGTTTCATAAAAGAGTGCTGTCAAGAGACGAGAACCCACACCCTTTTTTCTTTCGGATGTAGCTACGCAGAAAAAATCAACAAGACCAGCCTCTTCGCGAATAACTTTATCGACAAATCCAAGATTTCCAAGCGGTCGTGAAAAGACCACACCCGTTCCGTGGATCATGACACCAATCCACCCCTCCTTTAGAAACATCTGGAGTTGATCAGCGATCAGAGATACACGTGAGCCAGGGTATGTCTGATAATGCGCTCTGAGAAGAAGACTGACTTCTTCACAGTTCTCGGCAGTCACAAGATCATACGGGAAATTCGGTTGAAGAGGAGTCTCCTTCCGAAGAACATATGGATTACCATCAATCGCAACTAAACTTTCAAAAAAATGTGACCAGTGCGGACCTGGCGATTGTTTCCAGAACGACATAATTCTAAATTTGATTGGTGAGAATTCCTAAAGTTCCTCGTCAATACTATGGAGTCTACAAAGGTTCAGCGTTGCGAAGCTCTCCGTTGCCAAGCCGAGGGATGTAAGAAGAAGCTCGGTCTTCTTGGTTTCGCATGTAAGTGCGAGAAGCAGTTTTGCGCGGCGCATCGGGCATCAGAAGTACATAAGTGTACATTTGATTTCCAGGAGCAGCAGAAGAAGGATCTTCTTAAATACATGAGCACCGCCGTCCGTGCCGAAAAAATAAAGGCAATTTAATAAAACTGAAAAATGTAAAAATTGAGCGCGCTGCCGCCTAAAGTAGCAAGTAGAATACTATGACCCAGTCCCCTGTTCCTATCACTCTTCGTCTTATACGCAAGAATTGCTCAAACAAGTCCGAGGACGATGTAATCACCATCTTTCGCGAGACCAATGATTACAAGGATGATTATGAGTCATTTAAGCTACGCTATGTTGATGGTCAAGCCGGTGTAAAGCACGAGATGTACTTGAGTGGTAATGAGCTCGACGTGTATCTTAACTCTCTCTTCTCTCTCGTGAGCTCTGACACGGAGCCGTTTGAAAGTCTCCAGGTTCTTGCGCCAGGATTTCCCAGCGTTCTCTTTAACGCCAGCCACGTCAACGTGGTCAAGGACCATCTTCTTTCAGTCCTTCCTCTTCTCACTGATGTACAACGTATTTCCACGCTCCCCGCACATGCCACTTACTAGTTAGCTAAATACATTGATACAAGTGTAGGCGACCATTTCCCCATAAGTTTCGTTTTATCAGCATTATACCACGCAATATCATCTTTTTCTCTTCTATCCGATTTGAAACGTGCAAATGCTTCAGGATGCTCTTTTATCCAGGCAAATTCTTCAGTCGCTTTTTTTAGTTGAGCCGGCGCCGCGAACCCCTGGAAAACATGATACTGGAAAAAGGTATTTACAGGATAATCGGGCTCCGTAGCCTGTAGAACTAAACCTGTATGCTGAAGTGACAAAATTTTCGATATTTTTGCCTCTTCATCTACTTCTCGCCGAATATTCTCTTCAAGTAACTTTTTGATAGGGAGATGACCTGCATCTTTTCCTTCCATCTGCCCCTTTGGTGGCTCCCATGTTTTTTTATCTTCATCACCATCTGTACGCTTTACAACAATAAATCGTGCCTTCTCAAAACGAGCTCCCGCCTCATGAAGAAAGGCACTACTACGTAAATACACTCGCCATCCCTCACTCGGATGCTCTACATAAAAATATCGTTTATGCGGAGCATGCGGTAATTTAGCCGATCCTCGTATAAGTCCAGACTGAAACACATTCAGGATTTCTCCAGGCATGAAGAGATCTCTTCTATTTAGATGATGTCCTTTTAGATTCTAAGGATGCGTAAACATAAGCAAGTAGGCATATTCAAAACCAATCGGCGTTAAATCAATATTATTGTCATATTTCCATCCTGCAACCTGCGCCAGTTTCACAATTTCTTTGATATCGGGCATCTGTAACCTGTGTCGCTGCCTTCTGACTTTACCATCTTTGAAGCGGAATGTCTCTCTGAATTCACTCGTGTCACCGCTTTCATCAAGATCAAAATGCGCTTCATACTCAAACTTATTGAATGTGACTTTGCTCTTTGTCACGCGCTCCTTGGAATACTTTTGCAAAGAAAAGGCTAACCAGGGAGCCGCCGATTCCAACATTGGATCAAACTTATGTTTATTGACAACCTCAATTGCGAGTTTCCCACCAGGTTTTACCCAGAGATAAAGATTTCTAAATGTCGCCTCCATATCTCTCAGATAATACACGGTAAAATAGAACATCGTGGCGTGCGTGATTTCGGCGCCCCCTAAAGCGCTCGGATTCAATACGTCGGCTTCCTTGAGTTCAATCCGCTTTTTCTGATCATCTGTAATCATTGCTGCAGGCACAGTGACTGTCTTGGCTTGATTGATCATTGCTGCAGACTTGTCGAGTCCGACCACGCGTGCCGCGTTCATTTTCGCTAGCGCTGTTACAGCAATTCCTGTTCCACATCCAACGTCCAAGAAGCTCATTTTTTCTATTTGTGTGCCGCCGGCTGTCCAGACATGAAGCAAGAGACCAATCTCAGCCTGTGTTCTCACTGAACTTTGAACAAGTTGATCATAGATAGAAGCATAAAATGAATCATAGAGTTCATCGTTATTCAAATATGTCTCGTTGTCGGTTACTTTATTTTCAAAATGTTCTACCGTATGTAGCATATTCTGATTTTTTTCTAATTGATCGTATGTTACCAAACTTATATAGTGGAGACATGCGAGAAATAATAGTATTAATATGAACCAGGAGAACTGTAGTTCCATCTCTATCTTAAGCGAGTTTTTCTAGTCATTCTCTTATTACTAGCAGTGCGTCTACATGTCTTTGCCCGGAGCTTCTTACTACAGCCACTCTTATGTAAAGATAAATCTCTACATAGATTGCTATAGGTCGTCTTATTTAAAAGTTCCAAGTCATTTTCAAAAGCACAGCGTAAACGCCAGAGTGCTGAAACCATTTCTTTGCTCGTTTCCACCGGCTTAAGACCATGCTGTAGCCATGATCTCTTCCATTCTTCGAACGGAAAGACAAGCGGGAGAACCTTCCAAAACTTTACCCAATAGACGTAACGCTTTTCAGGCTCTAAAACATTCCATTCGTTTTTTTCCAAGTCCGTTTTCAAAGTTTCAGGTGCGCCCGTGATCGGTGTACTTTTTTCCTTTGACAGCGGGTGACACTTTGCAATCGAGAAGAGAAACTCCCACCCAGGAAAGTCAGTTTTCGTGCAGCCATGTTGTAATTTTTCCTCATAGAGCTGCTTGACTTTCGAGAAGGGTGGATTGGCTGGAATAGTTTGTCCTTGTTTTCGCAACTTGCCATTAACTTTATTATGAATCTGGTACATCCAGTAATTAAGTTTCACAGTAGAACTAAAAGGAAGTTCCCCATAATATTTGCTGAGGCTGGCACGACAGAATTTACAAGGCAGAACATAGGGAAGAGTTTCTAAAAAGTCTGTAATATCGCTACTATGTTTATTTGAAGCGGCTATTAAATGAAGGAGTTTCCACCCTGATGGACCCCAATATCGTGTATCCATGTAGCCTTCTTATTTTTTGCTTAGATTTATAATGATCTGAGCAAAAAGTAAATAATTACATAGTATGTTTAACTTACTCCAAAACCACTGAATGAGAGCGGAGCAAGGAACGGACGCACATTATGATTTGTCGGCTCTTCCGCCACGCACTTAACCTTCGTGGCAGGCGGCGGGCAGACAGGACGAGGGCATGGAGCCGGAGGAGGGCACTTTGGTGCCGGCGGGCACATGACATCAGGGCAACGTGGTCTCGGGCACGGCGGGCACTCACCGCACTCCTTCTTACAAGAACTATTGTCGATAATCATCGGCTGCTGCTTCGGGATACTGCTCTTCAAGACATACTTGCTGAGATCAGCGGAAGGAGGGCACTCGGTCTTCAACATGTACTGGCTCATATCGGGACAGGAAGGCGGAACCGGTATTGTGCTCTTAAGAACATACTTACTCAAGTCGGGTTCTCTGCAGGGAGGACAGGTAGGGCGAGAATTCGCGCCGCACGGGCACGGGCAAGTCTTTTTACAATTTGAGCATTGCGCCCCTGAACCACTGCTTGTAAATCCTTCTTTTGTCGCACATCCTGACAAATATCCTATAAGAAAGATAATGGCTACAGCTATTGTTAATGAAAATACATTCACGCGCATCGGCACTTCTCTACTATAGGAATCTTATTATGCCCGCCAACCAGCCCAATCTACAGGCGGGCAGCCGCAATATTCAGGAAGACCAGGGTCAAAGCTTGCTTGGAGTCGGGTACACACCATTCTCGCATTTCCACGCCAAGAATAATCACTTCCAACCGAAGAGGCTGATTCTAAACAGCCAAAATCACCAGGATTGAGTCCTCTACTTCTAATCGCTTCGCATATCTTTGCCGACTTTGCCTTCCAGTCGTAATGAGACGCTTCAGTTGATACTGAATCATCGGAACTCCGGGAAGAAGGATTTGTTGTATCTTCAAATTCACCGCGGGGAAATGTTGACGGTGACGAGAATGTATTTGTAAGAGCTTCAGTCATATTTGTAATACCTTTAGAAGAAGAGCCCGCGGCAGCTTCATTCGGAGATGTGTATTTTAGACTCCATGAAAGACCCTTTGCTAATGTATCCGCATAGGTATTAAACAAGTATTGTGTTATCTTTGCGCCTGATATATCACCCGCTTGATAAGCAGGAAACAGATTCGTAAGTGTCAACGGAAGATTATTTTCATTTATAACATTTGTAATAGGACTGGATACATCATTTGACTTTATCAAAAAGTCTTTTAAGTCGCTCTTCATGACCGGTATCTGATCAACAGTTCGTGCACCTGTTCCAACTTCGTCAATAATCTTCTGTAATTTCTGGGAAATTACTGTAAGAACATTTACACGAGCTGTTAAAACAGGATCGGTTGTTCCGCTTACAGACATGCGAACAATTTCAGACTTTACTTTCGCAACTGCATCTTTTAGATCTTGTAGTGTAGCACGTGATCCGGCGTCTTCGAAGCCCTCTATATCATCAATAGTGGAATTTACAGAAAGACGGTACTTCTTTTGTAAATAATTCAAGTTTGCTTGAATCTCATTCAAATTATTGACTGTCATCTGAGAATTAATACCAGGATTTCTCTTAAGAACATCCGTTTCATCAGATACACGCTGGTAATCACTGCGCAAGGTGCTGAGGGGCAATTGTACAGACGGATCGGATTGTTCTTGAAGTCCTTTAAATTCAAAGCCCATGAAAGCCATGAGCGATTCTTTCAATCCTTTAAGACTTTTGTAAGTTGCTGTTTCTTGTGCGGGATCTCTATAAGGTAAACTATTGACCTTTGCGATATCTCCAAACGGAGGTCCATATTGATTTTCAGTAGGTTCCATGTATGGATCCGGAGATGAGACATCTACCGTTTTTACTTCAGGTACATTCGTCGGTACATTAATCTCTGTTTTGAATCCTTCTACCTTGTAGTTGTATGCTACAACTAAAAGGACGATTGCAAGTATTAGGAATAGGTATCCCTTCATCTACCGTTATGTTCTAATTTACTTCGGCAAAGTACATCCATAGCAAGGGATTGAATCCTTGCGTATGTAGTCATTCGCATTGAAGGGTGCTCCAGACATATAGTCGGCACCCTGACTACAAGAATCACTTACACATGCCGATTCATTCGCACAAGAGTCGGTTGAGGCAGGAATGACAGGCTGTAAACTACGATCTGAGAGAATTTGGTCTTTTATAGATTTTGCGATGTCTTTGCTGAGGCGATTCTTATCCTCTTCGCTCATTGTATATGTGGTATTTGTCGAGGACATTTTGCTAAGGTCATCACGAAGATTATCATATGTAGTTTCAGAAGACGATGATGAAGATCCTGAAGTATTAAAACGCAGAGCATAGAATAAATCGCTGAGGGACATAGTAATCATATTACCTGAGGCATCTACTGTATTACCTGAGGCGTCTTTTGCCGCTGCAGTAGTAGCAGCAGCAGTAGTAGCAGCAGCAGTAGTAGCAGCAGCAGTAGTAGCAGCAGCAGTAGTAGCAGCAGCAGTAGTAGCAGCAGTAGCGGCAGTAGCAGCAGTAAATCCAGCTTTTATGCATGTAAGGGCAGTTAAAATTGTCGCATTTGTCGAACTAATTCTAATAACGTTAGTAAGATACGTATTATCATTCATTGTAGGATCTGCGCTATTACACTTATGTTTGTCTGATGAGTCTAAACTCATCGCCGCCCCAGCCGTATTAGTGCCGTTACTCAGATCACCACCGCTGCCTGCCGCGATTTTGCAGTCGCTTCTGTTACCGCTTACACCACATAATGCAATTGCTTTGTTAAGCGCAGATAACTTGTCCGCGCTGCTTGTAAAAAATCCCTCTCTCATATAATAGATTTGAAGTAAAACAACCACAATTAAAATGCCTATTGCCGTATATGTAAAGGCTGCCTTCATCTCCTTTTTACTTCGTTAAAAAATTGATAGACGGCGTTTAGTAAGAAGATCTAAGTAAAAATGCTAAAGACAAGATATCAAAATGATGAACATATTGAAATGGGTATTGACGAAGCCGGGCGCGGATGTCTGTGGGGTCCTATCTATGCTGCTGCCGTAATCTGGGCACCTGAAGATGAATGGACTGAGGAGCATCGTGAAATTGCGCCGCAAATTAAAGATAGTAAAAAGTTATCAGAGAAAAAAAGGGATTACGTCGCAACAGCCATTCAGTCGCTTGCGCTCGATTATGGTATAGGTTCAGTCTCGGCGCAAGAAATAGATCAAAATGGTATGTCCTATGCAAATCGGCTCGCATTTAAGAGAGCCATTGAGGCATCATCCGTCATACCTGATCGTGTCCTTGTCGATGGTATTCTGGCGATTGAAGAAGAATGGCTTACAGAGAAGGGTATCAAAGAATCTGTTATGATCGTGGAAGGTGACTCAAACTATATACCCATTGCTGCCGCATCAATCTTGGCAAAAACCGCCCACGATCAATGGCTCAAAGACTATTTAACAACACATGGGGATATTGAAGAGAAATACAACTTATTGTCCTGTAAAGGGTATGGAACGGAGAAGCACAGAGCTGGTATTTTACAGCATGGAGCTGAACAGGAACATAGACGCCTCTTTCTACGAAAACTATTAAATCAGACCTGTGTAATACAGGATGATTAAAGAGTTTTAAAAACTAATATTTTTTACATGTTCATGTTGTTGTTCTTGCGGTTCTTGCGGCTCATCATGTTGTTCTTGCGATTCTTGCGATTGCGACCACCCATCATGTTGTTTCTGCGGCTCATGTTGTTCTTGCGGCTCATCATGTTATTCTTGCGATTCTTGCGTGACATATTGTTCTTGCGATTGCGACGAGAGAGAGCCATATTGTATATTCGGTGTTTAGATTTTTTAGTTTTGTCCCTGGAAAATCTACGCGCTACATTTGAAAGTAGCAAAGCCAAATCTTCAGCCCGTTCTCTGAAAGATGACCTACCGGAAACAAAATGTCCTTCGCCTTCACTAATAGCAAGAAGTTTAGGCTTTCCTTCATTTTCTCTTAGTCTTGTTATCCATTTGACCGATTCATAGGCAAAGACTTCCTTATCGTTTAATCCAATTCTACATAAAATAAAGATAGTGGGCGCACCACTTTCAGGAATTGTGTTAACGGGGCTTAGCCGGAGAAGCGCTAGAGCATTTTTTTCTTTATGTAAAGGATCACCAAATTCCTCATATTCGAGTTGCGTAAGCGGTAGACTAGGATTGCTCGCTGTGCTTAGAACATCCAAATAAGGTACTTCTGTGTAAAGACTGCAAAAGAGATTTCCTGTTGCGTTTCTTGCCAATGTCGCACCAACTAAATATCCGCCCGCTGATCGTCCATAAATAACCGTATTTTCAGGCTTTACACCTGTCTTTTTCTGTGCAGATTGAATTACAGCCTCAAAATCCTCCACTGATTTCACTTTATGATCACGCCGAGCAGCTTCAGCCCAAGCATCATCGTGGTCACCTCCACCACGCACAAGCGCATAACAAAGCGTAAAGCCGCGCCGTAAAAGCGGGAGCCACCGCGCAGTAGCCATATGCGTCGGTAAACCATATGCTCCATATCCGATTACAAGTAGACCCCGCGTCGGTCTCTGACCCTGTATAATAACGTAGGGTATATTTGTTCCATCTTTACTTTTTACAAAATGACGGGTGCCACCAGTTTCGTGTATTTTAAGATCACTAAGCTTCGATATTCCTTGCCAATCCAAAAACAGATTTGGTTTTACAGAACCAAGAACAGTTCTTTTTTTACCATTGCTGTAATGAATCGTGCGTTCTCCGTAAGAGCGTGTTACAAACACTTTATCATTTAATGAATAATATTCGGGTATTTGATCTTGTACATCAAAATCAAGTCCAACTGCCTCATACTGTTTTTTATTAGCTCGTAAACCAAAGAAGCAGCAAGTGTCTTGTAAAAAACCGATAGGAACAAAACTTTGATACTGCTGTCCAACTTCGAAAAGTGTACCACTTTTAATGTACCATAGTCGCTGTTTACCGGCATTGTTACTAAGCAGAAAAAGGCATTTATTTTGCCCTTTGATCAATGCCAAATTCCACTCTGGATCTTTCATTTCAAAAAGGATACGCCGATCTTTACCTGTTTTTGCATCGAGTGAGACCAGTTTACAATACCACAAATCATGTTTTGATTCCAGGACATAGACACGATCCTCAAGAACAGCTACAAAAGGACCGACGGGCTTATTATAAGTCCATGATCCATGTTTAAGGAAATATGTTTCTGCTCCCTTTCCTTCATCTTCTACATACCAGATTGAAGAACCGATCGCATCTAGATCTGCGCAGCCTTTATTGTCAAATTCGTAATGAAGAGTATTGATCTCTTTAATTTCAAAATCATGATATCTAAATGATTTTTCTTTTGCACTCTGTTCTAAGAGTTCTTTCTCTAGACGCTCAAGCAGTGGCTTTAGTGGTACAAGTGCTGCGGAAAATTGCGCCTGTTCCTCTTTTATAAGATCAAGCCATCGTTTACCTTTCATTGGCTCCATCCATTTATTTTTACTTTTGCCCATAATACCTAAACGGCAACCCTATTCTATGTAGAGATGCCTTCTCGGAGAACGATAGATGTTGTACTTCTATATAACAAGTCAAATACGTTTGGGCTTGCTAAAGATGTTGAGCAGTTCAAATCAGTGATTGCTGCAGCAGGAATGGGTTATAAAGTAACGGTAAGAGATCCCTTGGAGCCGCCTGTTGTATGCGACATAGCTATTCACATTGAAGTGCCTGTCTTTAATGCCATGCCGTGGGCAGCAGTAAATTGTCTCTTTGTGAACCCGGAATGGTATTCAGAGGAATGGGATTCTTACCAAAATAGAATTGACTACTATTTTGTACGTGATAGTGACTCACAGAAGCGTCTACAGGCTCGTTTTCCGACAAAGTCTGTATCATGTGTACCGTGGTGTTTACCGCCGTCTAAAAATACAATTACTGCCTATCCCGAATCGACGAAGCACAGTGATGGTTTTGCCTGGTTTGTAGGTGGCAGCAAGAATAAGAGAAGTGCTGTTCAATGGTTGGTGCCGCACTGGAAGGCGTCCTATCCTCCGCTTTTCATCTTCTCAGTGGAAGCGATTGATCTCTCTGGCTCATCCAATGTAACATTCAAGACAGGTGACATTTCGACCGGAGCAAAGGAGAAACTCACTGCTTTTTTCCCTGGGCAAATCTGTATTAGTGAAGCGGAGGCATTCAGTTATGCTACGGCGGAGGCAGAGGCGGCAGGAGCGTTCCTTTTATTGAACAACCTTCCGGTTTACAAGGAACACTATAAGGATAAGTCCTATGTTTCTTGGATTGAGACTCCGCTAGCAGAGAAATCTACGGCTGTCTGCGCAACTTTCCAGGAAACGCAAGATCTGGAGAAACAATTGGATGCGGCTGTTCAGGAATTTCTTTCCACGGATTTAGAACTTTGTAGAAAATTCCAAAAAGAAACGGCTTTGACTCGGCGGACCACAACCTTGAAACTCTGGGAATCTCTGGAAGTCTGGAAAGAGATTGAGCAGAAGGCTGAGACTATACCGCAGGCGAAACAATTGCCACCAGTTCTTCTGCCGGAGGATTGTCCGCCGATCAGCATTATAACACTTTTGTACAATCGTCGCAAGTTCTTTGATCTTGCTTGTCATAATATCATGTTGAGCGACTATCCGAAGGATAAAATCGAGTGGATTGTTGTGGAAGACAGTGATGATCCTAATGAAGATGCCAGTGACCGCGTTGTCCAGGTCGGCATGCAGTCTGCGCCCCTTCAGCTCATCTATTGCCCTATCGGTAACAAAACGCCCATTGCGGAGAAGAGGAATATGGGTGTTGCACGTGCCTCCAATAACATTATTTTGTTCATGGACGATGATGATCATTACCCTGAGACATCCTTCAGACGACGTGTGGCGTGGTTAACGAAGCATCCGTGGCAACCTAGAGCTGTAGCCTGTACAACAATTGCTTGTTATGACTTGCTCCGTGGTGTGAGTGCTGTTAATACGCCGCCTTTGTCTCTTGGTTTCTCGAAACGCATTTCAGAGGCGACTCTGGCATTTTACAAGGATTTCTGGGCTGAGCGCAATTTTAACGCGGCAGATTCAGTTGGTGAAGGTGAATTCTTTTTACAAGGACGCGAACAATCGTGTCTGGAATTGCCTCCGCAGCAAGTGATTGTGGCGTTTAGCCATCGGAAAAATACAAGCGGGCGTCGTATCCCATCGGATGATGCGAAGCCTGGTTGTTTCTGGGGATTCCCCAAGGAATATTTACAATATGTTCATGGACTCGCTGGAATCAGTATTGAAGAAGAGACTGAGTAATTTACATGGCGTGCTTCTTCTCCTTCTCCATGTCAGCAAAGCCAGCCATGTTCTTGAACGGCGCCTTGGGCAAGCCCAACATAGGCATCGCGTTGCCGCTGGCATCAACAAAGCCATCAAGTACGCGGTACTGTTTGAGGACTGTTAAGAGGATAGCGAAGAGAGCCGCGTGGACCGCAAGGACGACCATCGGCTTGCCCTTCGGGGGCAGGGTCACGAGGACACCGGGAGATAAGAGTACGAATAAAAGAGTGGGAAGGAACCAAGGACCGAACATTTGTTTCTACATATTTACATCTTTTTATTTTTACGAGAACGGGTTCTCTTGCCACCGACCATGGAACCTATTGCCTGCGTGGGAAGACCTGTAAATGCTGGAATTTTTGGTTTTGTTAGTTGTTCAGCTTGATCAGCAATACCTTGCACTGCGCTACTAGCTGCAGCAACAGCATCATCAGCCTGCTTCTTAAGTTGTTGTGCCTGATCAATTGGACCACCAGGTATAATTCCTACATCAGGGTCGGCGGCATCTCCCATCGTGTCCGCAATTGAACCCGACGGTACGCCACTACATATTTTATCTTTAACTTCCGGAATTGTTGGAATATTAAACATTTCAAGGGCGAGCCGAAGAGGTGGAATGAGAAGAAGCGGTTCAATGATTTTCTGAAATTCATCCGAACAAAACACAGCCGGTACACGCGCGATCGTTTGAAGACGTTGTATGTCATCCAACGATGGAACAAGTGTACCAGGAATACGCTGAAATGAAACTGTTAAACCCGCTGTCTTTGCGACAGTCCCAGTCTTTTCTTCAAGTTCATCAATCTGTTTATTGAAATTCTCAATCTGTTCTCTCGCAGAGTCGAGTGCCGTTTGAATAACTTTCTGCATTGAACCAGGCGCAAATGTGCCGAATGCCCAGAGTATAAATCCAGCAAAAAAGGACTTTGTGCTCTTAAAAAGAGCATCGCTGAATTCAGTGCGAAGATCTGGCGCAATCAGTAACCAGGCATCACGAAAAACTTTTCCGACAATACCTATAAACATGACATTTTTACTGTATGTTCCAAAAAGACTTAAAATAGCATGTTTCCATTCCCCTCTAACAAGATCAAGAATAGCAATAGCAAAAGATAACAATATACGAAAATTTGGAAGGTCAAGTGCTGGCGTAGAAACCATTATTCGCAAGAATTCTAAGATTGTATTTATGAGAGGAAACTTCAACTTAGCAGGAATAAGATAAGGAATTGGCGGCGTAAATGGTATGACGCCGACTTGATCTGTCTCATTGAAAGTCTTTATAACTCCAAGATTATTTACAATATCGCGCCACTGTGTATCATAGGAGTCAAGCTTTGAAATAAGTCCGTAGTACATTTTATCAATGCTTACATCTTCGGGATTTATGGCAGGCATTTGCGGCATTTGCGGCATAACGCCACCTCTTTGCACATTATTATCTAAAAATTCTTCTAAATAAGGGCGTGCGTTTTCTGCACCTGATTCAATAATATCAGATTCAGACTCTGAAAAAAGTTGACTTCCATCATTATTTACAAGAGTCTGCGACCATCCACTTGCGCCACCGTGTTGTTTATATGCTAAAAACATTGAAGACATACCTTCAAGTGCCGAATAGATGCGGTCGGGAATTTTCTCAGCCTCTTTACCAAGAATATCCTTAGTTTCATTTAATTTATCTTCAATTTCTTGTTTTCTTTGTTTTGACATCTCTTACTACTTCTTTCGTATTTAATTTATTAAGATGAACACATTAGACATCCCTCCTTCTCGGTATCCTCATAATCCTTTGCGAGCTTCTCCAAGAGAGCTGCTCGCTGCTCAGCCCTCGTTTCAACGACAAGTGTCTTCGTTTCAACGAGAACAGCCTTTTCATTATCAGAATCAGATTCCGAATCCGACTCATAGGAATCCTTATCATCTTCATGTACAGTATTTGTGTTGCCACCATTCTGTACAGCCGAGAGGAGACGGGGATCAATCGTAAACTTCTGTGCGGTAACCGGCGCCTTCGTCCTCAAATAATAGCAGCCTGTCTTCAATCCACTCTTCCAAGCATGGAAGTGCATACTCGTAAGCTTACTGTAGGTCGGGTCCGCCACGAACAGATTCAAGCTCTGGCTCTGGCAGATAAACGCTCCACGTGCTGCCGCCATGTCAATAAGAGTCCGCTGCTTGAGTTCCCAGGATGTCTTATAGACAAGCTGTAACTGTTCGGGTATCACAGAGATGCCCTGAATACTACCGTTACGCGCAACAATCTCTTGCTTCAACTGCTCACTCCAGATATCTAGCTTCATCAGATCCTTCATCAGATACTTATTGATGATGATGAACTCACCCGCCAAGGTCCTGCGAGTGTATAGATTGCTCGTGAACGGCTCAAAGCACTCGTTATATCCGAGAATCTGGCTCGTCGACGCAGTCGGCATCGGCGCAATGAGGAGCGAATTCCGCATGCCCTTCTTTGCCTTCTCCCTTAGAGCAGCCCAATCAAGCTCCTTCGAGACTTCTGTGAGCGGCTTGACATTCCACATGTCAGGCTGTAGAATACCCTTGCTCGCCGGCGATCCCTCGAACGAGGGATAGGAACCCTGCTCCTCAGCAAGCTCACAACTCGTCTCTACCGCGGCATAGTACATATGCTCAAAGATCATCTGATTCAGTTGGGCGGCGCCATCAGACTCCCATGGAAGCCCCATAATAGCAAAGACATCTGCGAGACCTGTGACACCCAGACCAACCGGTCTATGGCGCATATTACTCCTCTCAGTCTCAGGTGTCGGGTAGAAATTAATGTCAATTACACGGTTCAAGTTCCGGATCGCCGCCTTTGTCGCCTTCTGAAGAGACTGAAACTCAAATACTCCGTTCGCGCAGAAGGAGGGGAGAGCAAGTGACGCCAAATTACAGACAGCTGTCTCATCAGCAGAGGAGTACTCCAGGATCTCTGTACAGAGATTGCTGGACTTAATAACACCAACATTCTTCTGGTTTGACTTCTTGTTTGCAGGATCCTTGTAGACGAGGTACGGTGTACCGGTCTCCATCTGCGTATCGAGAACCTGGAACCAGAGCTTCTGCGCCTTCACAACCTTGCGAGCGCGCCCCTCTCTCTCATAGCGCTGATAGAGCTCATTGAACTCGTCGCCGTACACGTCAGCTAAGCCAGGTGCCTCATCAGGACAAAACAGGGACCAATCGCCATCCGCCTCTACGCGCTGCATGAAGAGATCAGGAACCCAGAGCGCATAGAACAAGTCGCGCGCCCGCTCCTCCTCAGCACCCGTGTTCAGCTTCAGCTTGAGGAAATCCTCTACATCCGCGTGCCACGGCTCTAAATAGACCGCAAAGGAGCCATTGCGACGACCGCCACC